GCATTCAAGGAAACCAAGGAACACAAGGCATTCAAGGAAACCAAGGAACACAAGGCATTCAAGGAAACCAAGGAACACAAGGCATTCAAGGAAACCAAGGAACACAAGGCATTCAAGGAAATCAAGGAACACAAGGTATCCAAGGTATCCAAGGAACTCAAGGTATCCAGGGTATTCAAGGAACTCAGGGTATTCAAGGTAATCAAGGGGCACAAGGAGCAACTACTGATAGATCAGTAATTAGATTTGTTGCGTCTAATAATCAAACAGTATTTACAACAAATTATATTCCAAATTATATTGATGTATTTTTAAATGGAATTAAATTAGATTCTAGCGAATATTCTGCTTTTAATGGGACATCTATTACATTAAATGATGGTGCAAGTACTGGAGATATTATAGAAATTGTTGTTTACATAGTAACAATTTTAGGTTCTAGTGGATTGCAGGGTATTCAAGGGCCAGCGGGAACTACTGGAAATCAAGGTGTTCAGGGAGTTCAAGGCAATTTAGGAATACAAGGAACAGATGGACTACAAGGAACTAGAGGTTTTCAAGGAGTTCAAGGATTTTACGGTACGCAAGGTTTACAAGGTTTAAGTGGGTCATACGCAGCGCAAGGAATACAAGGTCCAGCTGGAACTGGAGGCGGAAGTGCCATTATAAAAGGAATGAATATTGTTTCTGGCACTGCAAATGGGACTGCAAATATTGACACAAAAACTTCTAATATTTGGCTCTTTACCACTGCTTCTTCTGCAACATGGACTCATAATATAAGAGGTGATGCAAGTACAACTTTAAATAGTATTTTATCAGTAGGACAATCTATAGATATAAATGTAATTTCAAAGCAATCATCAACTAGTTTTTATACTAATAGTTTAACTGTAGATGGTAATTCAGTCACAGTAAACTGGCAAGGAGGATCAGCTCCAACAGCTGGATTAAGTACATCTGGATATGATTTTTATACTTGGTCTATTATTAAAACTGCTGGAGGTACTTTCACGGTGTTAGGTTCTATAACTAGATTTGGATAATTTTTAAAAAATAATTTATATATTTGTTATAACATATAAATAATTAAAAAACTATGGGCAAGACAAGACAGCTAGCAAATTTAGTTTCAGAAAATTTAATGACTTCAAATGTCGTGGATGATAAATTGACAGTTGGTTCTGGAATTACGATAGAAGGTTCTAACATAGGAAAAATAACTGCCGTAAAATTTGTTGGTGATGGATCAGAATTAACTGGAATATCGGGAACGCAGGCAACGGATCCAGTAATTATGAGTATGATATTTTCTTAATATCCCTAAATACATTTAGGGATCAAGTAGTCGTAGAATATTACATCCATGACAGCACCAAACATAAAAAATCCTGGAACTATCACAGGGAAAACATCAACAACATCACTATCAACAACTAGTGTTACTTCGGTATTAACAAATACTGCAAGTAGCAATAAAGTATTAAAAATCAATAGTATATTTGTTGCTAATACTGGAGGAGTATCTAGTGTTAGTATAAGTATAAGTATTTACAACGGTACAAATGATTTTTATTTGTGTAAAACATTGAATGTTCCTGGATATTCAACACAAATTGTGAGTACAAAAGAATCTTATTTTTATATTGTGGAAGGAAGTAGTATAAGAGCTTTAGCTTCTACAGCTAATTCGGTGGATGTAATAATAGGTTACGAGGAAATAGTATAATGAAATTATTAGGGGGAACCTTTAATAAAGCCAAAAGATCATCATTTTATTTACCAGAAGATAACGTATATCTTGGTAGTGTAAAATATAATTTGGGTTATTTTTATTATACTTCACTTAATAAAACTTTATCTGAAAGTTCATCTTTTCAAGATTTTTTTGTTAGTTTTAATAACAATAAAATATTTGCTGTTACTGATGTTGGTGATGCAATTGCTCAATATAAATTAACAAATCCAGAAGATATTTCCACAGCAGTTTTAGTGGATTCTTTAACTACAATAGATACTTCCCCGCAATCAGTAATTTTTGGTTCAAATGGAACCAAAGCATATGTGCTGGGAGCTACTAATCGTATAATTTATCAATATACTTTATCTGTAGCTTGGGATATAACAACAGCTTCATTTGATAGCAAATCATTTAATGTTGGATCTCAAGAAACTGGTCCAACTGGATTGGCATTTAGTACTGATGGCACTAAATGTTATGTGGTGGGAACAACAACAGCAACAATTTATCAGTATAATTTATCAGTAGCATGGGATATTAGTACAGCATCTTATTCCAGTAAAAGTTTTAGTTTAGCTGGTTACGAAAGTTCACCAACAGGAATTGCTTTTAAATCCGATGGTACTAAATTTTATGTCGTTGGAATTGGCGGTTTTATAGTATATCAATTTACTCTCACTACTGATTGGGATATGTCCACGGCAGTATCTGATTTAAAACAAACTTCAATACTTGCTCAAGATACTATTTCATCATCTTTATACTTTAAACCAGATGGAACACAAGTTTATTTAATAGGGCAAGCTACCAATACGGTATATCAATATACTTTATCTACAGCGTGGGATATTAGTACATTAAGTTATGATAATAAATCTTTAATTGTTTCTAGTTGGGATGCTCTTTCAACATCATTATTTTTTAAATCTGATGGAACTAAATTATATATTGGCGGGGATACCAATGATAGAGTTCGATCTTTTACACTAAGAACTGCTTGGGATATTAGTACAGCGTATTATCAATTATCTACAACTGCACAAACTAGTAGCAACCCAATGGGATTGGATTTTAGTTCTGATGGAACTAAAGCATATGTTATTAGTACAGCTGGCGTTATCTATCAATATACTTTAAATACTGCTGGTGATACAAACACCGCATATTATTCTGGCAAATCACTAACTGTCAGTACTCAAGATAGTGTTTCTATGGGAGTAAAATTTAGTTCCGATGGTACTAAAGCTTATATAATAGGTGATACAAATAATACAATCTATCAATACACTTTATCTACAGCATGGGATATTAGTACTGGTAGTTATGCATCAAAATCTTTGACTATTACTACTCAAGATGCTCTTCCAACTGATTTAGCTTTTAGTTCAGATGGAACAAAAGCATATGTGCTTGGTGATACAAATAATACAATCTATCAATACACTTTATCTACAGCATGGGATATTAGTACAGGTACTTATGCAACAAAATCTTTCGCAGTAACAACACAAACCACAGCTCCAAATGGAATAGCATTTAGTTCTGATGGAACAAAATGTTACGTATCAACATATACTACAACTACAGTTTTTCAATATACATTATCTACTGCTTGGGATATTAGTACCACAACATACGCATCAAAATCTTTATTATTTACATCATATGATACAAATGCCAGTGCAGTTTCTATTAATTCTACTGGTACAAAATTATATGTACTTGGAGTAACAAACAAACTTGTGCATACTTTTACATTAGCTACTCCATATGATCTTGCTACAGCTACTAACACTGCTCCAGAAAATTATAGTACATCAACATTAGATACATCTTTAACTGGTGTAGCTTTTAGTTCTGATGGCACATTGATGTACACAAGTGGTGATACAAATGATAGAATTTATCAATATAAATTATCTGTTGCTTGGGATGCAAGTACTGCTATACCATTTAGACAAACATTATTAATCAGTGGTCAAGAAGCAACATCATATGATATGACATTTAGTTCCGATGGAACAAAAGCTTATATAAGTGGTACTTCTGTAGTATACCAATATAATTTATCATCAGCTTGGAATATTTCAACTGCAACATATGCATCAAAATCTTTAACTACTTCAACACAAGATACTGCAAGTAGAGCTATAACTTTTAAATCTGATGGAACTGCTTTTTACATGGCAGGTCAGACAAATGATACTGTTTATCAATACACTTTATCTACTGCATGGGATATTAGTACTGCAACATATGCCACAAAATCAGTACTTATTTCTGCTAGAGAAACAACAGTCACTGGTATATATTTTAAAAGTGATGGATTATCATTATATGTAATGGGAGATACTAATGATAGAGTAGATCAATTTAATTTGACTGTAGCTTGGGATGTCAGTACTGCTACTTATGCAAGCAAAACTTTTAGTATAGGTACTCAAGAAGCAACCGCATCTGCATTATTTTTTAATCCAGACGGTAGTTCATTTTATATTGTTGGAACAACAACCGATACTATTTACCAATATAATTTATCTTCAGCATGGGATATTAGTACAGCATCTTATTCGGGAAAATCATATCTCATATCAAGTTTAGAACCAACATCCTCTGGCCTATTTTTTAGTTCGGACGGAACTTCATGTTTCATTGTCGGCAATGCAAGTGATACGATTAACCAATTAAATTTAGCAACGGCATGGGATATTTCTACTGCTAATTTGGGTTATCTTTCTGTTCTTACTGAAGATACATCAACAACTGATCTTTGTTTCAATTCTTCTGGAACTAGATTATATGTATTAGGAAATACAAATGATAGAATAAATCAATATAATTTATCAGTTCCTTGGAATGTTGGTTCTGGTACATTTTCAACTTTTGTATCAATTACAAAACAAGAAAATATACCATTAGGATTATTTTTAGGCAATAATGGTACTAGAATGTATATTTTAGGTTCTGGATCTGATAGAATATATTCTTACATTTTACAAACTCCAGACGAATTGTCATCATTGTATGTTCCAGCTTCTTTGACATTATCAGATACATCACCAAGAGATATCTGTTTTAATTCAAGCGGATCTAAATTTTATATTTCTGGCAATACTACAACTACTATTCAACAATATGAATTGTCTACTCCTTGGGATATAACTACAACTACGTATTCATCCAAAAGTTTTTCGACATCTTTATTAGCATCACCACCAACAGGAGTATTTTTAAAATCGGATGGTGGTAAAATTTATGTATGTGGTTCTCAAAAAATATCTGAAATTGTATTATTAACAAATGAAGATATAAGTACGGCACAAAAAAATTATTTTTCAATATCTAGTCAAGAAACATTAGTATCTGGATTGACTTTTAGTACCGATGGAACTAAAGCATATATTGTAGGTCAAACAAACGATACAATATATCAATATAATTTATCTATTGCCTGGAATATTAATAGTGCATCTTATTCAAATAAATCTTTTAATATATCTTTATTAGATGGAACTTCAGCTTCATTAACATTTAATTTAGATGGAACTAAAGTTTTCTTGGTAGGAAGCACTAACGATAGAATTCATGAATTAATTTTGAGTACAGCTTGGGATATTAGTACAGCTTATTACAGAAAATCTTTATATGTTGGATCTCAAGATACTGGAGTATTGAGTGGTGCCATATTTGGAAATAGTGGATATAATCTTTATGTTTTAGGTGATACAAATAATACTGTTTATCAATATAATTTAACAACTCCATACGATTTATTTACTGCAACATACTCTTCAAAATCTTTTAGCGTATCTGCTTTTGAAGCTACGTTTAATGGTTTATATATTAGTTCAGACGGAAAACAATTTTTTGTTATGGGTGATGACAACAATAGGGTATATCAATTTTCTCTATCTACTGCTTGGGATTTATCTACTGCTTATTCAATATATACCAAAAAATATAGTCCTTTAGCTAGAGAGACTTCCCCAGAAGGTTTAGCAATAGGTGATTCTGGTACTAAATTATATGTTGTTGGAACAGGTTCCAATACAGTATTTCAATTTAATTTATCAACTCCATATCAAATAAGTACTGCAACATACGCAAATAAATCATTTTCCACTGCCACTTGGGCATCAAATGCAACTTCAGTATCATTTAATCCAACAGGAACTAAAATGTATGTTATTGGTTATGCAAATGATTATGTTAGAGAATATAAATTATCAACAGCATGGGATGTTTCAACTGCAGCAGAATCTTATTTTTTCAAATCTACAAGTGCTCAAGCATTAGATCCTAATGATTTATTTCTTGGAAATAATGGCACAAAATTATATGTTTTAACTAATAACATTATATATCAATATACTCTATCAACTCCAAATCTTGTTACATCAGCTACATATGATAGTAAAACTTTTACTACTACAACTCATTATGAAGCAAACGTACTTGGATTTACTTTAAAATCAGATGGAACTAAATTATACATTAATGGAACAACTAACGATAGAATAGGAGAATATTTATTAACAACTCCGTGGGATATTACTACTGCAATAACTCCATACAAATCATTATCCGTTTCTGCTAGAGATACAAACCCATATGATTTATGTTTTGGAGATTCTGGTTTAAAATTATATATTTTGGGTCAAACAAACGACACAATATACCAATACAATTTAACTGTTGCTTATGATATTTCTACCGCAACATTTGCTACTAAATCATTTTCTGTAACTTCGCAAGAAACTGTTCCATCAGGAATAGCTTTTAGTTCTGATGGCACTAAATGTTACATAGTTGGAACAGCATCAGATAATATCAGACAATATACTTTAAGTACAGCATGGGATATTAGTACGGCGTCTTATTCGACAAAAACTTTATCAATTTTAACTCAAGATACAACATCAGCTGCTTTAGCTTTTAGTTCCGATGGTACTAAAGCTTATATAATAGGTGATACAAATAATACAATCTATCAATACACTTTATCTACAGCATGGGATATTAGTACTGGTAGTTATGCATCAAAATCTTTGAATGTTACTACTCAGGAAGGAAATCCAAGTGGTATGTGTTTTAATCCTACTGGCACTATATTGTATGTCGGTGGTTTTTCAACTGATGCAATTTATCAATACACTTTATCTACTGCATGGGATATTAGTACTGCAACATATGCCAGTAAATCAGTATCAATTGTACTTCAAGATGGAGATAGCAGAGGTATAGCAATAAATTCTGATGGAACAGCAATTTATGTTATTGGTGGTACTACTGCGCTTGTATGGCAATTCCCAATTGGAACAGCTTATGATATTTCAACTACAAATATAGGATATGTTACCGTAGTTACTCAAGATACTACATCAGCTGGTATCTTTTTTAAACCAGATGGAACTAGAATATACATGGTAGGTCAGTCAAATGATAGAGTATTTGAATATAATTTATCAGTTGCATGGCAAGTATCAACAGCAACATATTCTAGGCAATCTGTAGTATTAGCAGAATTATCTGCGGGCGGCGTTTATTTTAAAGACGACGGAACAAAATTTTATGTTGTGGGTTCAGCTAACGATAGAATATACGAATATTCTATGTCAAGTGCATGGGACGTAACAACAGCAACAGTAAATAGTTTTTCTGTTAGTATCGTAAACGACGATGCAACTTCAACTGGAATAGTATTTGATTCTACTGGGTCTAACGTTTATATTGTAGGACAAGGATCTGATGGAGTTTATCAATATCCATTAGAAACTAGTTGGACAGTAAGAGCTATTAATAATGGTTTCGTAAGTGTTAATGCTCAAGACGGAACACCACAAGGATTTTGTTTTAGTAATGATGGTTCCAAACTTTTTATGGTTGGTACAAGTAATGTAACAAAATATATTTACCAATATGATTTAAGTGTTCCATTTTTAGTTTCTTCTGCTGTTTATTCAAAATCATCTGGTACTGCTGTAAGTGGTTACGATAGTATTACCAGAGGAATAGAAATAACACCAGATGGAACAAGTATATTCATGATTGGATCAACAAATGATTCTATATATCAAATTAATTTAGCAACTCCTAATGATGTTGCTAGTATTTCATTAGCCTATACTAGATCTATAACAAATTTAACAACAGACCCAAGCGATTTAAAATTTAATAATGATGGAACAAAATTGTATGTGTCATCAACAAATATAGATATATTTCAATTTGATTTAACAACACCTTACGATTTAAGTACAATAATTACTGGTTCTAGTGGAGCAACAACAGTTGGTACTCAAGATGCTCTTCCAACTGATTTAGCTTTTAGTTCAGATGGAACTAAACTATATGCTCTTGGAGATACAAATAATACAATTTATCAATATACATTATCTCAACCTTGGAATATATCAAGTATCACATATGCATCTAAGTCATTTGCTGTAACTACTCAAGATGCTCTTCCTAGAGGATTAATATTTAGTTCTGATGGATCAAATTGTTATGTTATAGGAAATACCAATAACACAGTTTATCAATATAATTTATCAACAGCATGGGACATATCAACGGCTTCTTATAGTGGTAAATCATTGAATATTTCTGTTTATGGTACTACATATAATGGTTTATCCTTTAACGATGCTGGAACAATATTATACGCAACAGAAACTTCTTCTGCTAGGATATTACATTATGATTTGTCTTTTCCTTGGGATCTCAGCACTGCGTATCTAGGTTATTTAAATATTGCCGCTGTAGAAAATACTGTTTATGGTATTTCATTTGATAATGAAGGATCAAAATTATTTTTAATTGGTAGCCAAAATAATAGAATTATTCAATATGATCTTTCAACTCCATGGTATCTATATACAGCAACATTAAATTCAAATAGTTTCTTTAATATTTCAACATCTAGTGTCGGAATTTCGGATACAATATTAACAAACGTTTCTTTTAATGAAGTTGGAACAAAACTATATGTTTATGGAGCAACAAATAATAAATTATATCAATTTAATGTTGCGTTCACTTGAATAAATAATTAATAATTGGGAATAGAAATGGCAAAGCCATCTACTAGGGAAGAATTTAAAGATTATTGTTTAAGAAGACTTGGTGCTCCAATTTTAGAAATTAATGTGGACCAAGATCAATTAGACGATATAGTAGATGATGCTATTCAATTTTTTCAAGAATATCATTATGACGGTATTGAATTGATGTATTTAAAACATCAAGTTACAGAAGAAGATTACACAAGATTTAATCAATCAGATTCAATAACTTCAACGCCTTCCCCAGATTCTGCATCTTGGTTAGATAGAAACAATTTTATTGAAGTTCCAGATCATGTTATTGGTGTTACAAAAGTATTTGGCGTATCTTCAAATTGGGTTCGCAATGATTTATTTGGTTTAAGCAATCAATATTTTTTAATGGATATTTTTTCATTCTCATCTGGATTTGCTTTTGGTAATTTTGATATGTCAAATTATTATATGATTCGTCAATATTTTGAAACTTTAGATACTGTTGTTAATACTGGAGCTTTGGTTCAATTTAGATTTAATAAACGTCAAGATCGTTTATATATTGATATTGATAATACTAGAATTAAGCCAGGCAATTATCTATTAATTGAATGTCATAGGGCATTAGATCCACAAGATTGGTCTAAAATTTATAATGATAGCTTTTTGAAAAAATACACTACTGCTTTAATAAAAAGACAGTGGGGGCAAAATATGATTAAATATAACAATATTCAACTTCCTGGGGGAATAACAATGAATGGAAGGCAATTGTGGGAAGACGGAAATCAAGAAGTTAAAGAATTGGAATCTATGATGCTATCTGATTATGCAATACCTCCAGTAGATATGATAGGATAATTTTATGGCAACCAGTCATTATTTTCCTCAACGATATGGGGGAAACAAATCAGAACAAAATTTAATTCAAGATTTAGTAGACGAACAAATTAAATTGTTTGGATGTGATTTGTATTATTTGCCTAGAATAATAATAAAAGAAAATTCTCTAAGTGATATAATTTATTCAAAATTTGAAAAACAATTTCAAATTGAAATGTTGCTACAAAATGTAGAAGGTTTTGGGAATGAAGCAGAATTTGTATCTAAATTTGGTTTAAGAGTTACTGATGAAATAACATTTGTAGTTTCTAAAAGAAGATGGGAATTAGAAGGAGTTAAATTTGGTCTTGCTATTAGACCTCTAGAAGGGGATTTACTTTTCTTTCCATTAACAAAACAATTATATGAAATTAAATTTGTACGTAACGAAACAGCATTTTATCAATTGGGAGAAATTTATTTTTATACTATAGTAGCAGAAATTTATGAATTTAATAATGATACTATAGAAACTGGCATCAGTGATATTGACGATATGGATTCTTTACTGAGCAACTCAACTACATTAGTATTAAAAATTGGTGGTTCTGGAGTATTTTTACTCAAGGAAACTATTACTGGAAGTGTTAGTGGAACTACAGCAAGAGTATCCTCATGGAATCCTAATACAAGAAAATTAATTGTATATAAACGAGATGGAAATTTTGTAGAAAATGAAACTATAACAGGAACCGACGCTATTTGGGAAATAGAAAGTTTTGATACATTGGAAGACGTTAATACTAAGTATTCACAGAATAAATATATTGAAGAAGAAGCAAACACTATATTAGATTTTAGTGAAAAAAATGCTTTTGGTGATTATGGAAATTTTATGGATAGTTTCTAATGCTAGGACAACATTTTTACAATCAAGCAATTCATAAAACTGTAGTTGGTTTTGGAACTTTATTTAATAATATAGAAATACAGAAAAAAGATCCAACATCAGGAGATATTATAGAGGCACAAAAAGTTCCTTTTGCTTATGGTCCAAGAAGTAAATTTCTAACAAGAATAGAGCAGGATCCAGATCCATCTCCAGGGAGACCATACGAAAACGTCATTCTTCCTAGAATGTATTTTGAAATGGTTAATATATCATACGATAGTTCTAGAAAAACTAGTCCAATACAAAAATATAAAAATATAATTAATAATAATGGCGAAGAAATAAAAGTTCAATATGTTCCAATACCATATAATATAGAATTTGAATTAGGAATACTTTCTAAATCTCAAGATGATGGTCTTCAAATACTTGAACAAATTATACCATATTTTCAACCAAATTTCAACATAACAATAAATTTCATTCCTGACATGAATGAAAAAAAAGATGTTCAAATTGTTTTAAATACAATAAATTATGAAGATGATTGGGAAGGAACTTTTATAAACAGAAGATTAATTACGTGGACTTTATCATTTACAGCAAAAACATATGTATATGGTCCATTCAATCAATCTTCTATTATTAAGAAAGCTATTGTTTATGAATCTGCTTCTGAATATCCTTCTAACACTAGAAATTCTAAATTAACATACACACCAAAAGCATTAACCGACAAAAATAATGATGGTGTTATTAATAATCAAGATAATTTATTATTGATATCAACTGATGATTTTGGATTCAACGAGGAAATAGTTATATATGAATGAATTTCAACAAAACATGACTCAAATATTTGATATAGCTCCCGTGGAAGTAGTTGATAAAAATAATAAATCTATTTCTACAAAATCTGATGATCCAGAAAAAGATTACGAATATACCAGGGGGCATTTATATGATCTCATAGAAAAGGGCCAGGAGGCCGTACAAGGCGCCTTAGAGGTCGCTCAGGAGTCTGGGCATCCTAGAGCGTATGAAGTCGCTGTGAACGCCATGAAGCAGGTCTCAGACATGACTGATAAATTGATAGATCTACAGAAGAAGATGAAAGATCTAGATGCTCCTGTTAAAGGATCTGCTCCCACAACAGTTAACAATACAATGTTTCTTGGATCTACAGCTGATCTTCAAAAAATGCTCAAAGATATGAGCAAGAAAGAACCAGAAGAATAAATATAAAATAAAAGGAAAATACAATGCAAGTTCTTAAATTATTAAGCCAAGAAACTAATTTGACTGCTTCAAGTAGTGTTAGTGGTGCTACTCTTGTGAGAGTATTTAATAATCAAAATGCTCAGTCAGCATTGTTAGTAAAAGATCCCACTGATACCGATATTCTTGGTTCTTTTACTTTGAAAGAATATGAAATTATCTATGTTCAAAAAACTGGTGACCAACTGTTAGCAGCATCAACTGGTGGTTCTAGTGTCAAAGTAACTAAAATTGCTTTCGGAAACTAATGGCACAGTTTAATAAAATTACACAATCATTTCTCAACCAAGAAAAATCACTTTATGAAGTGATGATGCTTGCCAATAAGGATGGCGACCCTATTGACCAAAGCAACCCACTTCATGTTTCTCTGGGAACAGAAAATGTTACCATTACTGGAACAGTAAATGTAGGATCAGAAGTTAAAGTAAACAATACAACTGCTCAGGGTATTCCCATTAAGAATGATAATGGTGGTGCTTTGAGTGTTTCGGTATCCAATTTTCCAGCAACTCAACCTGTAAGTGGTACATTTTGGCAAGCAACTCAACCTGTTAGTGGTCCTCTAACAGATGCTCAACTAAGGAATACAGCAGTTCCTGTAAGTGGTTCAGTGAACATTGGCACAATGCCAGAAGTGGAAATTAAAAATGATTTAAACAATCCAATTCCCGTAACTGGAACATTTGTAACTACAGCACCAACAGGAACTACGGATGCTTTCGGTCGTCAAAGAGTATCAGCACCTCTTACTTTGTTTGATAGTTCCCACAGATACAGAGATAATAACCTGTGGGCAACTGCTACCACTGGCACTGCTTCTGCTACTTTTATTGCTAACGAAGGTCTGGTTAATCTAACAGTGAATAATGCTTCTGGGGCACAAGTTATTCGTGAGACCACAAAAGTATTTTCGTATCAGCCAGGTAAATCTTTGCTTGTGATGAATACCTTTGTTCCTGCCACACCAAAAGCAAACCTGAGACAGAGAGTTGGATATTTTGGTGCTGACAATGGAATGTATTTTGAGATTAATGGCACGACACCTTACTTTGTAGAAAGGAGTTTATCTACTGGAACTCAAACAGAAGTAGCACAAGCAAATTGGAATGGTGATAAGTTAAATGGAACTGGTCCGTCTGGTATTACATTAGATACAACCAAAGCACAAATCATTTGGATGGATATTGAATGGTTAGGTCTTGGTACTGTAAGAATGGGATTTGTAATAAACGGACAGTTTATCCTCTGCCATTCATTCCACCACGCAAACTTAATCACTTCAACTTATATTACAACAGCATCACTTCCTTTGAGATGTGAGCTTACTAATACTGGTACTACAAGTGGTAGTAGCACGATGAAGCAAGTTTGCTCTACTGCCATTTCCGAAGGTGGTTATGAACTTAGTGGAATACAGCAGGCAGTTGGTATCCCAATCAATTCCCCAAGAACATTAGGAACTGCGGGAACATTTTATCCTGTAATATCTTTGCGTCTCAAAACATCACCAAATCGTTTAGATGCTATTGTAATTCTCACAGCACTTTCTATAATGCCAATTACCACTGGTAATTATAATTGGCAAGTACGTGCCACTGGTACTACTACTGGTGGAACTTGGACGAGTGCTGGTGATGATAGTGCTGTTGATTATAACATTACTGGCACTTCTTTTGCTGGGGGAAGAATACTAGCAAGTGGATTTTTCAACGCATCAAATCAAGGAGCAAGTCAAGTTGATATTCTCAAAGAAGCATTATTTAAGTTTCAGTTAGAAAGAAATGGATTAACTGGAAGTCCTTATGAACTTACACTTGTGGTTGCTTCTGATGCTGTTGGTGGTGATGATACTGTTGTTGCTTCTATGGACTGGGAGGAAATTAGCAGATGAAAAAGAGAGTTCCTACAGAGCAAGAGATTGTTAAGAAGCATGGTGTTTCACTTGACTATGTTACTCGTCAAGCAGAGATTGGTTCTACCGTTGAGCGTGAGCATGTAACTACACATGAAGAAGCATATGGTATTGCCCTTCAACATATTATGGAGTTCCCCGATTACTACAAGCACTTACTACCTATGGAAAAGTCACTTAAAAAAGAATGGAAGAAAAAGAAAACAATAAAAGAAATAAGACAAATTTGCGAAAATCATATTGCCGTTGCTATGGGGAAAGAAATTGATAATGAAGGTGGTATGATTATGAGTCAAATGGATACTATTGAAGATGCAGTAAATCGTCTTCGTCTAGTAGTAAAAGACTCCAATATGCAACTTCCTGCTTGGGTTCAATCTAAAATTACGCTTGCGTGTGATTATATTGATAGTGCAGCTGATTATATGACTAGCACCAATGAAGAATTTGCTGGTAATTATGATGGACCTTTATATTCTCGCCACCCTGATTTAATTAAAGAAGCAAAAAAGAAACAAAATGATGTTTCAGAAGATGATGATGACGATGATGATATGCAAGAAAGTGCAGCTTGGACACGTAAAGCAGGTAAAAATAAAAATGGAGGACTTAATGAAAAAGGTCGTAAATCATACGAAAAACAACATCCTGGTAGTGATTTAAAAGCACCTCAACCAGAAGGTGGTTCACGTAGAGATTCTTTTTGTGCAAGAATGAAAGGAATGAAAAAAAAGTTGACTTCTAAAAAAACAGCAAACGACCCAGATTCACGCATTAACAAATCACTACGAGCTTGGAATTGCTAATATGAATACTAAAACATGCCCTAAATGTGGAGCTTGCTGGATTGATGGTCAGCACTTTTGGTCTGGAACAAATAAAAAAGGTAACGAAACTGAACTTGCTAGTTTGGTTTGCGATAGAATAGGAGATGATACTTGCATCAATCCAATGAAAGGAACGACAAAAGGAGATGGTTGGAAAAAAAGATTAAATAGTATGGAAGATATAGAAAAAGATATAAAAAGAGCAAATGAGTGATTCAGTATACCTTGGTAATCCATTATTAAAAAAAGCAAACGTAGCGATTCAATTTACAAAAGATCAAGTAGAAGAATATATTAGATGTAAAGAAGATCCTGTATATTTTGCTTTAAATTATGTAAAAATTGTATCTGTAGATGAAGGTCTAATTCCTTTTGAAATGTATGATTTTCAAAAGGAATTGGTCAGAAAATTTCACGATAATAGATTTAATATCGCTAAACTACCAAGACAAACTGGAAAATCAACAGTTGTAGTTTCTTATTTACTTCATTATGCGTTATTTAATGATAGTGCTAATATCGGTATTCTAGCAAACAAAGCATCAACTGCCCGTGATTTATTAGGAAGATTACAAACAGCATACGAAAATCTTCCTAAATGGTTGCAACAAGGTATAATTGCGTGGAACAAGGGTTCTATGGAATTGGAAAATGGTTCTAAAATTATGGCTGCTTCTACGTCAGCATCTGCTGTTCGAGGAATGTCATTTAACATTATTTTCTTGGACGAATTTGCATTCGTACCAAATCATATTGCTGATGATTTTTTCTCATCAGTTTATCCCACTATTTCATCTGGCCAAAGGACTAAAGTTATTATTATTTCTACCCCATATGGGATGAATCACTTTTATAAGTTGTGGGTAGATGCTCAAAATAAACGAAATAATTATATTTGGACAGAAGTTCATTGGTCAGAAGTTCCTGGTCGTGATGCTAAATGGAAAGAAGAAACAATTAAAAATACTTCTGAGAGACAATTTACACAAGAATTTGAATGTGAATTTTTAGGATCAGTTGATACTCTTATCTCTGCTTCTAAATTAAGAGCATTAGTATTTGACACTCCAATCAGTTCTAATAAAGGATTAGATATTTACGAAAAACCAAATGAAAAGTCTGAATATATTATCACTGCAGATGTTTCTCGGGGTATAGGAGGAGATTATTCAGCTTTTATTGTTTTTGATATTACAACATTGCCATACAAAATTGTTGCTAAGTATCGAAATAACGAAATCAAACCGATGCTTTTTCCAAATGTCATTAATGATTTAGCTAGAGCATATAATAATGCTTATGTTTTATGTGAAGTCAATGACGTTGGGGATCAAGTAGCATCTATTCTTAATTACGATTTAGAATATCCTAATGTTCTTATGTGTTCTATGCGTGGTCGTGCTGGTCAAATTGTTGGACAGGGGTTTTCTGGAAATAAAACTCAACTTGGTGTTAAAATGAGTATTACTGTCAAAAAAATTGGATGTCAAAATTTAAAGCAAATTATTGAAGATGATAAATTGTTATTCAGGGATTATGATATTATTAATGAACTTACTACATTTATTCAGAAAAAACAATCTTTTGAAGCAGATGAAGGTTATCATGATGATTTGGTAATGTGTCTTGTTATATTTTCTTGGCTAGCAGTTCAAGATTATTTCAAAGAAATGACAGATAACGATGTTCGTCAAAGAATTTACGAAGAACAAAAAAATCAAATTGAACAAGATATGTCTCCTTTTGGATTTATTGTAACTGGATTAGAAGGAGATGATGGATTTATAGATAATGGTTCTTTATGGGAATATGGCAACACACAAGAAGATGTATCTTATATGTGGAATTACTAATGGATATAGAAGATCAATTTTCTTTAGAGCATTTAATTTTTGTTGAAAGAAAATGTAGGGCATGTAAAAAAGTAAAAGATCTTCTTTCTGATTTTTATTTAACTAAAAAAAATAAAAGACCGTTTCCTTCAGCTTATTCATATGAATGTAAGGATTGTTCAATAAAAAGAATATTGCGTAATAGAAAATTGAAATCAAAGAATCTATGGGAATATCCTGATTGGTAAATGTTTACGCATTGTTTTCCCCTTTGAAAAAAACATTTTCATAAATAATTTTAGATTAATTTGGATATCTAAGAGGTAAAAACATGGCAAGTCAAGTCTCGCCTGGTATTGTTCTTAAAGAACGTGATTTATCTAATGCTGTTGTTGTAGGAGCACAGCAAATTACTGCAGGAATTGCTTCAACTTTTGCTAAGGGTCCTATCGATGCAATTGTAAATGTAAGTACAGAAAAAGAATTTCGTTCTGTATTTGGTGATCCAACTGCAGAAAATGCTGACGATTGGTTTGTTGCTTCCGAATATCTTAACTATGGCGGTAGATTAGCTGTAGTAAGAGCAGAAACAACAGTTTTGAATGCTACAAATGGAGATGAAGGAGTATTAGTAAAAACTCAACTTGATTGGGAATCTGGAACTGGAAATTCTTATGGTTTTGTTGCAAGAACAGCAGGTACTTGGGCGAACAACTATAAAGTTGCAGTTGTAGATAGAGGAGCTGATTATATTTTAACTTTGGCATCCGCACCAACAACTCCCCCAGAAGCAGGTGATACTGTCACTCTCAGTGATGGTGTTGTCGAAAAATCAGGTGTAGTTTTTTCTTGGTCTTCATCTACAAAAGAATTATCAGTAATTTTAAACGAACCAAATACAGTTGTTACTGCTCAAGACTGGTCATTTACATCAGAAAATGATAACATTCTAATTACTGCAGTAAAAAATTGGTATTTAAATGCTAAAGTTGATGGCACAACAGTATTTTTATCACAAATAGGACCAAGACCAGGATCATCGCAATTTGCTTCAGAAAAAGGTATTAAATATGATGAAGTACACGTTGCAGTAATAGATGGTAATAATAATATTGTAGAAAAATTATTATATTTATCAAAAATATCAGATGCAAAATCACCAGAAGGTGGTTCAATTTATTATAAAACAGCAGTAAATTTACAATCTAACTATGTATTTGTTGGTGCTGGACCAGATGAAACAGTAAAACCAATTTCAACATCGGCAGGAGAATCTTGGGGACAAGCTTCTGATGATTTAACAGTTGGGGATGCTTTTGTTTTGAGTGGAAACTATAAAGCAAGTTTTGATTACGGCACAGACGATTATTCTTACAGCACTACACAAATTTCTGAAGCTTATAATTTATTCCAAGATACAGAAGAAGCTAATATTGATTTTCTTTTGATGGGTGGTTCTATGTCTACCGAATCTGATACAAAATCAAAAGCATCTCAAGTCATTTCTATTGCTTCATTTAGAAAAGATTGCATAGCTTTTATATCCCCACATAAAGCAAATCAAATAGGTACAACAGGTGCTTTAACATCTACAGCACAAAGAGATAACACTATTGCATTCTTCAATGGATTGCAATCAACTTCATATGCTGTGTTTGATAGTGGTTATAAGTATTTTTATGATCGTTTCAATGATAGTTATAGATATATCGCTTGCAATGGAGATGTAGCTGGTCTTTGTGTATCAACTTCAACTTCTTTGGATGATTGGTATTCTCCAGCAGGATTAAATAGAGGATCATTGAGAGGTGCTATTAAATTAGCATTCAATCCAAATAAAGCTGATCGTGATGCTTTATATCAAAATAGAATCAATCCAATTGTTTCATTCCCTGGATCTGGTGTAACTTTATTTGGCGATAAAACCGCACTTGCTTCACCATCTGCATTTGATAGAATCAATGTTCGTCGTTTATTCTTAAATGTAGAAAGAAGAACTGGTGATTTATCAAAACAAGTATTATTTGAACAAAATGATGTCACGACAAGAGCTACATTCTCAAGTGCCGTCAATTCATACTTAAATGAAATTCAATCAAGAAGAGGTATTACTGATTTCTTAGTTGTGTGCGATGATACAAATAACACTCCAGATGTTATTGATAGAAATGAATTTGTTGCTGAATTGTATATCAAGCCAACCCGCTCGATTAATTATATTACAATTACATTTACTGCCACCAAAACTGGCGTTTCATTTAATGAAGTTATTGGTAGATAATTTATTATAATAACATTTTTAGAGGACTTAAAAAATGGCACTACAAAGCACAATCAGCAACTTTATTTCTAATATTGGTCAAGGCGTAAAGCCTAATATGTTCCAAGTGGAAATCGCTTTCCCACAAAAAGGAGTTGGCGGAGGATCTAATTTAAAATCTATAATTCCTACCGAAACGGAAAAAGTTAATTTACTTTGCAAATCTGCTGCTTTACCAGCTTCAAATACGGGAGTAATTGAAGTTCCTTTTAGAGGAAGAACAGTAAAAATTGCTGGGGATAGAACTTTTGATACATGGACTCCAACATTTATTAATGATAAAGATTTTGTTATTAGAGCTGTGTTCGAAGATTGGTTGGAAGCAATTAATGGACATGCGGGTAATACTGCTACTTTGTTCACTCCAGATAATACTAATGGCTATACAGCAGATATTTTAGTTCATCAACTAGAAAAAACTTCTGCTGCCGCAACTCCTGCTATTTTGAGAACATATAAATTATGGTATGCTTTCCCAACTAACGTGGCTCAAATTGATCTTGCTTATGATAGCAATGATCAAATTGAAGAATTTTCAGTAGAATTTCAATATTCATATTGGACTACTGTTGCTCCTTCAGGAACTACGAGAGATGGGTTGACAGCTCGTCAGGCAAATTCAGACGCAAGCACAAGATAAACAAAATAAATAGAGTATAACAAATACTCTTTAATTTAATAAAATGAGTCAACTTTTTGGATTTCTTATTAATAAAAAAGGGGGGAATAAGGGTCAATCTCCTATTCCTCCCAATCATGATGATAGCACAACCACTGTAGCAGGTGGTTATTTTGGTACATATGTAGATATTGAAGGTGGTAGTAATAAAAATGAATATGATCTCATACGCCGTTATAGAGATATGGCGTTACATCCAGAATGCGATTCTGCTATAGATGAAGTAGTAAACGAATTTGTAGTCACAGATGCAGATGATTCTCCTGTAGAAATTGAATTATCCAATCTTGACATACCAGAATCAATTAAAACAAAAATTAGAAGCGAATTTAATTATATAAAATCTTTATTAAATTTTGATAAAAGAGCACACGAAATTATCAGAAGTTGGTATGTAGATGGTAGAACTTATTACCACAAAGTAATTGATTTAGAAAATCCAAAAAAAGGAATTTTGGAATTGCGCTATATTGATCCAATAAAATTAAGAAAAGTTAGACATAAATTAGAAAAAAACGAAGTTGCAAAAGATTATTATAAAGGATCTGCTTTAGAATATGATTGGGGAGAGTATGTAGATTATTATGTTTATAATCCAAAAGGATTTGCAAATACGCCTCTAATTTCTAATAATTTTGATGTTAGTAATTCGCAAGGTATTAAAATAGCATGTGATTCTATTGCTTGCTCTACTTCTGGAGTAATTGATTTAAACAAAAAAACAGTTCTTAGTTTTCTTCATAAAGCAATTAAATCTCTCAATCAACTTCGAATGATTGAAGATAGTTTGGTAATTTATAGATTATCCAGAGCGCCAGAAAGAAGAATTTTTTATATTGATGTCGGAAACCTTCCTAAGGTCAAAGCAGAACAATATCTACGTGAAGTAATGGCTCGTTATCGCAATAAACTTGTTTATGACGCAGCTACTGGAGAAATTCGTGACGACAAAAAACACATGTCGATGCTTGAAGATTTTTGGCTTCCTCGCCGTGAAGGTGGTAGAGGAACTGAAATCACTACACTGCCAGGTGGTCAGAACCTTGGTGAACTCAAAGACGTTGAGTATTTCAAAAAGAAACTTTATAACTCACTCAACCTACCACCTTCCCGTCTCACAGATGACAATAAAGGGTTTAATCTTGGTAAGACCACCGAAGTTTTACGAGATGAATTAAAATTTGCAAAATTTATTGGTCGTTTACGTAAACGTTTTAGTGAATTATTTAATGATATTTTAAAAACTCAATTAATTCTAAAGGGCATTATTACGCCAGAAGATTGGGAAGAAATGGAAGATCATATTCAATATGATTTTCTATTTGATAACCATTTTAATGAATTAAAAAATATTGAATTGATGAAAGAAAGGGTAAATTTAATCGCACAAATGGATCCTTTTGTTGGAAAATATTTTTCTGTTGAATATCTTCGTAGACAAATATTAATGCAAACTGAAACTGAATATAAAGATATCGATAAACAAATGAAAAAAGATATTAAATCTGGTATTGCAATTAGTCCATCTGATTCTATGACATTGGATACAATGACTAGACAAAATGATGCACTTGCACCAGAAATACAAAATGCTCAAACTGAATTAGAAACACAAAAACAACTAAAACTTCAGAAAAATCAAAAAAATACTAAATAATATAATAAATTAAAATTATATAATATGACTGTATCATTATCAAAAAATATTGTAGATTTACTTTACGACAAAAAAAGATCTGATGCTTTAGATAAAATTAATGATTTGCTGAAAAGTAAAACATCACAAGCATTAGATGATTATAAAAAAATAGTAGCTTCTACATTCTTTGACGAACCAATAGACACTCAAGAGGATCAATGAAACTCATCACAGAAAATATAGAAGATATTAAAATTTTATCGGAAGATAAAAACGGAAAGAAAAATTTATATATTGAAGGTGTATTTTTGCAATCAGAAACAAAAAATAGGAATGGCAGAATTTATCCATTTAATATTTTAAATAAAGAAGTTGAAAGATATAATGAAGAGTATGTAAAAGCTGGAAGAGCTTTAGGGGAGTTGGGACATCCAGATGGACCTTCTGTAAATTTAGATAGAGTTTCACATAAAATCGTAGAACTTAGAGCCGAAGGCACTAATTTTTATGGAAAAGCTCGTATTTTAGACACTCCAATGGGGAAAATTGCAAAATCTCTTATTGATGAAGGAGTTAAATTAGGAGTTTCATCTAGAGGAATGGGATCACTAGAAGAAAAAAATGGTGCAAAATATGTACGTGATGATTTTATGCTTGCGACTGCAGCAGATATTGTAGCTGATCCTTCTGCTCCCGATGCATTTGTTCAGGGTATTATGGAAGGAAAAGAATGGGTTTGGGATAATGGTCTTTTGAAAGAGTATCAAATTTCTGGATATAAAAAATATATTTCAGAATCTAATATAAAAAATATGGAAGAAAGAAAAATTAAAGCTTTTCATTCTTTTATGTCAAATCTTTAATTTAATAAATAATCATAGAATAATTATCAGAAATACGGGGAAACTCAAATGTCAGGTATGTTAAACGAAAAGTTTGTGGATTTTGTAAAAAATGAGGGATTAATTGTAGAAGCTGGAGATCCAATGCCCACAGTTTCGGCTTCAGTAATTCCTGGTGGCTCGCATTCTGCTCCTGGTCAAGTTAACGATGCACAAACTAGGGGAGGTACTAAAGATTCAGCTCCTACTGTAACAACTCAAGCAGTTGCACCTTATCATCAGTCAATTACTGATCTAGGTGGTCCAGAGCCAGATGGAGACGAAGAAGGCGAAGATAATCCAGGTGCAAAAGCATCTGCTCCAGTTTCTCAAGTTTCTGGGGATCCACAACAACGTGGTAATGGAAAAGATCTTCCTGCTGGAGAACACCCAAAATTAGGTTCTCAAATTGCTTACGGAACTTCCGAAGGTCCAGATGTTACGTATCCAATTAAGCCATCATATGAAGAACTTGATTTGTCAAGTGATGTTGCAGCTCTCACTGAGGGAGAAGATCTTTCAGAAGATTTTAAAGCAAAAGCAAAAACAATTTTTGAAGCTGCAGTCACTGCAAAATTAAAAGAAGAATACGAAAAATTAGCTGAAACATTTGAAACCAAATTGCAAGAACAAGTTGAAATTGTAAAACAAGAACTTGCAGAAGAAATTAATGGCACTCTCAATTATGCTATTAACACTTGGGTTGAGGATAATCAGGTAGGCATTGATCGTGGTTTACGCAATGAAATCACTGAAGATTTTATTGCTGGATTTATTAATCTGTGCAAAGAGCATTGGATTAATATTCCAGAAGAAAAGTCAGATCTAGTTGAAGATCTAACAGAAGAGATTCGTGAGATGGAAGAACGCCTCAATGTTCAAATTGAGCGCAATATTGAATTAAATAATCGTCTTGTTGAGTCAACTAAGCTAGTAATTTTGAATAAACTTTCAGAAGGTCTTGCTGATACTCAGAAAGAAAAACTTACTTCTTTAACTGAAGGAGTATCATTTGAATCAGTAGAAAAATTTACTGAAGCAGTGAAGACTCTAAAAGAATCATATTTTCCAAATTCAGTTTCAAAAACTGAAGTAAGCGACGAAACACCAGTAGAAGGAGAAACGGTATCGCCAGCAATGGCTACATACCTAAACGCTATTTCACGCTGGAAGTGACATTATATAAATATTATTAATCCATAACTTTTCCCAAAACAAGGAGACTAAAATGTTTAACGCAAGAGTCCTCCAGGAAAAGTGGGCACCTGTTCTGAATCACTCGGAAGCTCCCGCTATCCAAGATCGTTACAAGCAGGCTGTTACCGCTGTTCTCCTGGAAAATCAAGAAAGAGCTATCCGCGAAGAACGCGGCATTCTTAACGAAGTTGCTGTCAATAGCCTAGGTGCTACTGGCGACGGCACTGCTCTATCATCGGCTAACACTGGTGGGCTTGCTGGTTTCGATCCAATTCTAATCAGCCTAGTTCGTCGTTCGATGCCCAACCTAATGGCATATGACGTTTGTGGTGTTCAGCCAATGAGCGGTCCTAATGGACTTATCTTCGCTATGAGATCACGTTACGAAAACCAAGGTGGCGAAGAAGCACTCTTCAACGAACCTGATACTGGATTCTCGGCTGGTTACGATGCCTCCAAGGGCGACTATACCCCAAGAACTGGTGCTGGTGTCGGTGGAGATTCGGAAGGTAATAACCCCGCTCTCCTCAATGATTCTTCACCTGCTGCTAATGCTTACGAAGTTGCTCGTGGCATGAGCCGTGAAAATCTAGAAATCATGGGTGATTCTGGTCACCTATTCCGTGAGATGTCATTCAGCATCGAGAAGACTTCAGTTACCGCTAAGTCAAGAGCCCTCAAAGCTGAGTACACTCTAGAACTCGCTCAAGACCTTAAGGCTATTCATGGTCTTGATGCTGAGCAAGAACTTGCTAACATTCTTTCAAGCGAAGTTCTAGCTGAAATCAACCGTGAAGTTGTTCGTACCGTTTACAGAGTTGCCAAAAAAGGTGCTCAGAATAACGTTGCTAACGCTGGTATTTTTGACCTTGACGTTGATTCAAACGGTCGTTGGTCAGTTGAAAAGTGGAAAGGTCTTCTCTTCCAAATTGAGAGAGATTGTAACGCTATTGCTCAAGACACTCGTAGAGGCAAAGGTAACTTTATCATCTGCTCAGCTGACGTTGCTTCAGCTCTAGCGATGGCTGGTGTACTTGACTATTCTTCAGGTCTTAGTGGTGCTGGTGGTCCTTCAATCGGTCAGGTTGATGACACTGGCAACCTCGCTGTTGGTACAATCAACGGCAGAATCAAGGTCTTCGTTGATCCTTATTCAGCTAACGTTTCCAATAAGCATTATTATGTTGTTGGTTACAAAGGAACCTCTCCATATGACGCAGGACTATTCTACTGCCCATATGTTCCCCTCCAAATGCTCCGTTCAATCGATCCTAACAACTTCCAGCCTAAGATTGGCTTCAAGACTCGTTACGGTATGGTTTCGAACCCATTCGTTACCACCAACGGTGCTTACAACGGAACCCCAGATGGTGAGACTCTCACCGCTAATGCTAACATGTACTACAGAAGAGTACAAGTTCTCAATCTTATGTGATCTAAAATCACAGAATTATCAAGAGACCCGAAAGGGTCTCTTTTTTTATGCAAATAAATATATTGTAGAAAGAAAGAAAAATTTTTATGGCATCAAATTGGTATGAAGAGCAATTAGATAATAGGAATTACCTTTCTCCAATTGCATTTAAATTAAATTTAGATCTTTTTCAAGGAGTTGATTTTCTTTGTCAAAAAGTTAATCTTCCTGGAATTAGTATGCCAGTAACAGAAGTACCAACTAGATTTAGATCATTTCCTATAGTTGCTGGTGGTGGGGTTACTTTCGAAGATTTAACTATAAATTTTATAGTTGACGAAAATTTAATAAATTATAAATCAATTTTCAATTGGATAATGAAAAATGGAGGTGCTAACGGTCATCCACAAATTTCTGAAATTGAATATTCAAATGCTCAACTGGAAATTTTATCATCAAATTTTAATACTATCCATATAATAGATTATGAAAATATTTTTCCAATCTCTTTAACGCCATTAGAATTTGATGCAACAACAGAATCATCTGAATATTTTGTAGCTTCAGTAACTTTTAAATATACAAATTATACTATACGAGATAAAAATTTTAAATTATGAAATTTGATGATATTAAAAATATTTTTAATCATGTTAGATCGGAATGGGATAAAGATTGTAAAGTAGAATTTCAATTTAAAGATAAATCATATTCAGCAGATCTAGCTCAATTATCTTTAGACATTCCATTTCAACACAACAAATACTTAAATTTTTACACAGATTTAAGTCAAGTAAAAACTTCTTTAGAATTTGAACTTAGAAAAATTACTAAAGAAAAAAGAGAATATTATGGAGGCGAGGCAGATGCAAAAGTGTATGCCGAAAAACCATTTGGATCTAGTATAAAAACATTAGAAAAAATGAAAGTGTATTTAGAATCAGATGAAGATATTATTAATACTGAAGCAAAAATTGTTTACATAAATCAAGTTTTGCATTTTTTAGATAATGTTTTAAAAATGATTTCACAAAGAAATTATCATGTAAAAAATGCAATTGAATGGGAAAAATTCATTAATGGTAGTACTTAATGTCAAGAATTATAATTACAAAAAAGAATGAAGTTTATTTAAAAATAAACGCAGAACCACATATTCATTATGAGCTATCTGATTATTTTTCATTTGAAGTTCCAGAAGCAAAATTTTTAAAAAGAAATCCAAAATTTAAATATTGGGATGGAACAATAAAATTATATTCTCCTGGCACAGGAGAACTCTATGGGGGATTGCTATCTCATTTAAAAGAGTGGTGTAATGAAAAACATTATAATATAGAATACGTTGATAATAATTGGTATGGAAATGTAGAAGAACAAAATAATTTTATATCTCCAGAAGGAGTTGTTCATTTTATGAACAAAATTTCTAAATTTGCTCCTAGAGATTATCAATATCTCACAGTATATAAAGCATTAAAAAACAATAAAGGATTATTTTTATCTCCAACTGGATCAGGAAAATCTTTAATGATTTATAGTATTGTTAGATATTATGTTGCCACAAATAAAAAAATTCTTCTTATTGTTCCAACAACATCATTAGTTGAACAGATGTTAAAAGACTTTAAAGAATATGGATGGAATGCAGATGATTTTTGTCATACAATCTATTCTGGTAAAGATAAAAATACTGATAAACCAGTTATTATTTCCACATGGCAATCCATATATAAATTCCCTAAAAGATATTTTGATGACATTGATTGTGTAATTGGAGACGAAGCACATTTGTTTAAATCAAAATCTCTCACAGGGATTATGACCAAATTGCATAATGCAAAATATCGTTTTGGATTTACAGGAACTCTAGATGGTAGTAAAACACACAAATGGGTTTTGGAAGGATTGTTTGGTCCTTGCGAAAAAGTAACTAAAACAGATGATTTAATTAAAAAAGGTTACTTATCTAATTTTAGAATTAAAATTCTTGTTTGTAAACACGAGTATCAATATTTTGAAGATTATCATTCCGAAATGGAATATATTGTATCACACAAAAAAAGAAATAATTTAATTAAAAATTTAGTATTAGATTTAAAAGGAAATTCATTAGTGCTTTTTAATTATATTGAAAAGCATGGAGAACCTTTATATGATTTAATAAATAATAGCATAGAAAAACCACGTAAGGTTTTCTTTGTACATGGTGCTACTGAAATTGAAGACAGAGAACAAGTTAGAACAATTACTGAACAAGAAGATAATGCTGTAATTATTGCTTCATACGGAACTTTCAGTACTGGTATTAATATTAAAAGATTGCATAATATTATATTTGCTTCTCCATCAAAATCTAGAGTCAGAAACTTACAAAGTATTGGTAGAGTATTACGTAAAGGAGAAGGAAAAGATATAGCAACTCTTTATGATATTGCTGATGACATATCAAATAATACAAAACAAAATTATACTTTAAATCATTTAGAAGAAAGAATTAAAATATATCAAGAAGAAAATTTTAATTACGAAATTATAAAAGTAAATTTAAAATAATGGAAGAAGAATTTTATTCAACAATTAAATTATCTTCTGGAGAAGAAATTGTAGCAAAAGTTTGCTACCTTCCAGAAGAAGATAGTATTTTGGTTGAAAACCCCAAATTAATAGATTTAAAAACAGTTAATAAAAATGGAAAATCTGTTCACGGATTTGTATTAAAAGATTGGATTAATTCTACTTATGAAAATATGTTTGTAATTAAAATGAATCAAATTATTACTATGAGTGAATTAGATAAAAGAATACAAGAATATTATCTTAATAACATTAATACTACATCTGATGATTTAATTAATATAAAACCAAAGTCATTTAGTAATCGAATGGGTTACTTGGGATCAGTAAAGTCAACTAAAGAATACTTAGAACATATATTTAATAATCTTTAAGTAATCTTTAAGTAGTCCCTTAACCCTGAACAGAGTTATTATACTGCTTTTTGAAAGGTTTGTCAAGTGTTTGCTTTGATACATTCAGGGGTCTTGACAAATATGAAGTTGTTTGCTATAATATGTTATGGGAAATATTCACAAATCTATGAGATATGGCAAAAGCAAAAACAGAAAATTATGTTAATAACAAAGAATTTTTAGAAGCTTTAATACAGCATAAAAAATCTGTGCATGATGCTATAAAAAAAGATAAACCAAAACCAAAAATTCCAAATTATATTGGCGAATGTTTTCTTAAAATTGCTACACACCTTTCATACAAACCAAACTTTGTTAACTATATGTTTAGGGAAGATATGATAAGTGATGGCATAGAAAATTGTGTTCAATATATAGATAATTTTGATCCAGAAAAATCAAAAAATCCTTTTGCTTATTTTACTCAAATTATTTGGTTTGCTTTTCTCAGAAGAATATCTAAAGAAAAAAGACAATTAGACATTAAAAATAAACTTTTGGAAAAATCTGGTTATCAAGAAGTAATGCATACTGATAATTATGGTTCAGATATGCTTGATATGAACTCTAGTTTTTCTGACATGGGAACTATAAAAGAAAATATTGAAGTTAGAATGAATAGACTGGGAGATTTGTGAAATGACAATTGCATTGATAACAGATCAACATTTAGATGGAAGAAAAGGAAGTTTAATTTTTTGGGAATATTTTAAAAAATTTTACGATGAAATTTTCTTCCCCACTCTCAAAGAAAAAGGAATTACACAAATCATCGATTTGGGAGACACATTCGATAATCGCAAAAGTATTGATTTTAATGTTTGGAGTCGTATTCGTAAGCATTACTTTGATCGTCTCCGTGACGATGGCATTTATGTTCATATGATTCTTGGTAATCATTGTACTTATTATAAAAATACTAATGAAATTAATTCCCCAGAATTATTATTACAAGAATACGACAACATTGAAATTTATTCCAAACCAGAAACGGTAATGATTGAGGATACTAAAATCCTTATGTTACCATGGATCAATTCTGAAAATCATGACGAGACAATGACATGGATTGATCAAACTGATGCCAAAATTGCTATGGGTCATTTAGAATTAAATGGATTTGAAGTTACTCCTGGCATGAAAATGGAACATGGTATGGATGCAAATATTTTTTCTAAATTTAAACAAGTATTTTCTGGGCATTATCATCACAAATCTTCCAGAGATAATGTTACTTACTTAGGTAATCCATATCAAATGTTTTGGAATGATTATAAAGATCCTAGAGGATTTCATTTATATGAACCGAAGAAAAACAAATTACAATTTATTAAAAACCCGTTTGAAATTTTCCAAAAAATTTATTATAATGATGCTGACCCTAATTTCAACATCGATCCCTCTAAGTATTCAAACTCTTTTGTTAAAATTATCGTAGAAAATAAAACAGATTATTATAAATTTGATAAATTTGTGAATAGTTTGTATGATAATAATGTAGTTGATTTAAAAATTGTTGAAGATTTTGCAATAGTAAAAGATAATTATAAATTTGATGATACTGAAGTAAAAGATACTTTAAGTTTATTGAATGAGTATATTGATGAAGTAGAGCTTTCCGTAAATAAAAATTCGTTGAAATCTTTGATGAAATCTCTATATATTGAAAGTTGCGAAATCATTTAATATATGTATATTTTAACTTTAGAATCAAATCCAGAAGGAGTATTTTGCATAAAAAATGATGCAGGCGAACAAATAATTCCTATATTTGAAGAAGAAGACGATATAAAAAGGTATTCATTTTTACTTGAGCAAACAAATGACATGCCACCTTTATCAATAATCGAAATAAATGAAGATGATATGATTGATGCTTGTGAATTTAGAAATCAAAAATATACTATAATTACTTCAGATGATTTTATTATTCCCCCAAAAGATTTTATATGATTATATTTAAAAAACTTAGATGGAAAAATTTCTTGTCAACTGGGAATATTTTTACAGAAATAAATTTGGTTGATAAAAAAACAAATTTAATTATAGGGCAAAATGGAGCTGGCAAAAGTACAGTATTGGATGCCCTCACTTTTTCTTTGTTTGGCAAACCATTTAGAAAAATTAATAAACCATTACTTGTTAATAGTATTAATGATAAAGATTGCCTTGCAGAAATAGAATTTCAAATAGGTAAAAACGATTATTTAATACGTAGAGGAATTAAACCAACTGTATTTGAAATATATCAAAATGGAGAGATGCTTGATCAAGCATCTTCTACAATAGATAATCAAAAACAACTAGAACAAAATATTTTGAAAATGAATTATAAATCATTTACTCAAATTGTAGTTCTTGGTTCTTCTACTTTTGTTCCTTTTATGAGATTGCCATTGGCATCACGCAGAGAAATCATCGAAGACATTCTTGACATTCAGATCTTCTCGGTGATGAATATCAATCTCAAAGAAAAGCTTAAATTTGCTAACGACGATATCAAAGATCGTGATTATCAAATAGATCTTCTTCAGGAAAAAGTCACGATGCAGAAGAACTTTATTGTGAATCTGGATCTTCAAAATCAAAACGATATTCAGGAGAAGAATAATAAGATTGTTCACCTGGCAAGTCTTGAGCAAGAAGTTAACGACAAACTTAAAGACTTCGACGAACAAAGAAATACTTTAAGCAAAGAAATTGAAAATTTTGCTACCGCCACAGGCAAACTTAGAAAGCTTGGTAATCTTCGTGGTAAGATTCAGCAGAAGTTTACCACCCACAAAAAAGAACATCAGTTTTTTACAGAGAACACCACTTGCCCAACCTGCACACAGCACATTAGCGAAGACCTTCGGGATGCTAAGGTGTCTGAGATTATGGAATCCATAAAAGAACTGAAACAGGGCATGGAAGAAATGGAGCTGGCAATTAAACTAGAAGAAGAACGTGAATTCAAATACACTGAATTAAGTCAACAATTAACCAGTGTTTTTAACGAAACTCAAATTCAGCAGTTTCAAATTAGTTCTTACCAATCACAAATTCAAGATCTTCAACAAGAAATTTCTGAACTACAAAATAATAATACTAATCGTAACGAGGAAGATTCTAAACTACAAGGTTTGGAAAAAGCTTTACAAGAAGCCGAACATCAAATGGCTAATGTTAAAGAAGAACGTGATTGTCTTTTGGTAGCTAATCAACTTTTGAAAGATAATGGTATTAAATCAAGAATTATTCAAAAATATTTGCCAGTGATGAATAAGCTGATTAATGACTATCTTCAAAACATGGATTTTTATGTAAACTTTACATTGAATGAAAGTTTTGAAGAGACAATTAAATCTAGATATAGGGATGCATTTTCATATGAATCTTTTTCTGAAGGGGAAAAAGCTAGGATTGATATTGCTTTGTTGCTTACTTGGAGAGCTATTGCTAAACTTAAGAATAGCGTGGATACTAACCTTCTCATTTTAGATGAAATCTTTGATGGTTCTCTAGATCAAAATGGCACGGGAGAATTGGGATGGATTTTGAAAAATTTTGATGATAAAACAAATGTTTTTGTTATATCTCATAAAGAAGGTATATCGGAAAAATTTGACAAAACGATTAAATTTGAAAAAGTAAAAAATTTCAGTGTGTCTCGTGTGACAGTTTCTGAAGTGGACTGAGGGGGGCTGGCAACAGCCCTTTTTTGTTGTATACTATTTTCAGTTCAAAAGAAAACCATGTCTGTTAACCATGAAGTCAAAGGGCAACTAGCTAAGTTGCTTGCCACAGAAAACCTCGTGATTGAGCACAAGAAGGTCCCTACAGCATCGTTTGATGTACTTAACCGTGTCTTGACCCTTCCTATTTGGAACAGGGCTTCTGGGGTCGTATACGACCTTCTGGTGGGACATGAAGTTGGACATGCTTTGTATACTCCTAATGAAGATTGGCGTGACAAAGTTCCTCCTAATGTTCCTAAAGATTATATCAATGTAGTTGAAGATGCTCGAATTGAGAAACTTATGAAACGTAAGTTTCCTGGGCTAGCTCGTACTTTTTACAATGGTTATAGTGAATTGAATAGGGATGATTTTTTTGGCATTGCTAAAGAAGATCTCACAAAAATTAATTTTATTGATCGCATCAATCTTCATTTCAAAATTGGTGCTCATGCTTGTATTCCTTTTGTCGAAGAAGAACAGCATTATATCAAAATGATTGAAGGAGCTGAAACATTTGATGAAGTTCTTCATATTTGTGAATTGCTTATGAAACATACGAAAGAACAAAATGAAGATGTGATTAATAATTTTGATATTCAAACTCAAAATAAAGTTGCAGGTCAATCGGGACAAGGCAATGACACTCAAATGTCAAGCAATGGCGAACAACAAAATGGTGATGCAGAAGAATTTAAAACTTCTGGTAATCAAGAATTTACGCAAGAACAACAATTAGATCAATCTGAAAATTCTGAATCAGATGGCAGTAAATCTGGATCTGAAAACAAATCAAAAAATCAAGATGAAACTACTTCTAAAACACAAAAAAATTTTGATGATAAAACAAAAGATTTGACTGGTCATAATCATTCAGAAACATATTATGTAGAACGTCCTGATCTCAAAATTGATCAAATTGTAGTTTCTTGTGATAAACTTACTAATTATGTTTCTGCATTTTTTGAAGAACTACAAAATAAATTTGATGATACTGTTTTTTCTTGTTGCGACAATGAATATAAAAAATATCGCAATGACTCTCAAAAAGAAGTTAACTATCTTGTTAAAGAATTTGAGATGAAGAAATCTGCTGATGAATATCAACGTATGTCAACAGCTCGTACTGGAATGCTTGATACGAAAATGCTTCACACATACAAATATAATGATGATATTTTTCGTAAAATTTCTGTTGTTCCTGATGGTAAAAATCATGGATTGATTTTTGTTCTTGATTGGTCTGGATCAATGTCAGATCATCTTCTTGATACTGTCAAACAACTTTTTAATCTTGTGTGGTTTTGTAAAAAAGTTCAAATTCCATTTGAAGTTTATGGTTTTACTCAAGAATGGTCTAATTCTTATATTAATTCTGATATTCATTCGAAAGATCATTATAAACGTAAGCATGGAATTATTGATGTCTATCGCACGTTCTCTATGCTTAATTTTGTAAGTTCTAAAGTTAATAATAGGATGTTTGAAAAAGCGATGCTTAATCTATGGCGTCTTGCATATCGACAAGATCGTGATTGTTATTCCGCATATTCAATTCCTAGTGGTCTTGATCTGAGTGGTACACCACTCAACGAATCAATTATGGCTCTTCATAAAATTATTCCTAACTTTAAAAACAAAAACAAACTACAAAAAGTTAATGTAGTGATTCTTACTGATGGGGAAGCAAATAACATTAATTACAATGTTGATTTGAAAAAACGTTATGGCTCTACATCTCGTTCTGGTTTTGGAATGCATTACATTTCTTCTGATACAGCTCTCCGTGATCGAGAAATCGGTCATGTTTATCGAAATTTTAATCCAGGAAGTTGGAGTAATAGTGTTACCACAATCTTATTGGAAAATCTAAAGGATAATTTTCCTGAAGTTAATCTTATTGGATTTCGAATTTGTGGTGGAAGTTCTTTCTCTTACGTTTATCGAGATTATTATAGTGAAACATCTAAAAAACTTTCTACTCCAGATGAAGTAATGAAAATTTGGCGTAAAGAAAAAAGTTATGAATTGAATGGTCTTGGTTATGATGCTTTGTATTTCATTTCTTCGAATAATATGTCTGCATCTAATGTAAATATGACAGTTGATGAAAAAGCTGATACTGTTGATATTAGCAAAGCATTTCGTACTATGCTCAAGAATAAAGCTACCAATAAAAAACTTCTTTCTTCTTTTGCTTCTTTGGTTTCTTGACCAATTTTTAAACTGTCCATGGGCACCTCACAATGCCCTCCGTATCTGCTACAATACTTTTATCCACAAAGGAGATTATTTATCATGGCTCGTAAAGCAATCATCGAACAAGAAGCTCTCGTTTCTTTTATTTCTGTAAATTTTGGATCTGATTTTGGTAGTAATGCTATTATTGCAGCTGCTGAAGAATTTTGTTCGTCGTATTCTACTATCGCAAAACGTCTTGATCAATATAAAGTTGGTCATGGTCGTTGGAACCTCACTGCTCAGGAAATTGAACATACTTACAATTCTCCTTCTGCCGAACCAATTGCTGAACAAGCAGTTGAACATGTCGTAATTCCTCGTCAATCTTTGATTCCAGAGAAAGATGCTAACTTTGTTAGCTTTGGTAATTTTAGTGATGTCAAAAAAATTATTTCTTCTGGAATTTTTTATCCTGTATTCATCACTGGTATGTCTGGTAACGGTAAAACTTTCGGTGTTGAACAAGCTTGTGCTCAACTGAAGCGTGAGTTGATTCGTGTTAACATCACCATCGAAACTGATGAAGATGATTTGATTGGTGGTTTCCGTTTGGTAAATGGAGAAACTGTTTGGCATAATGGTCCTGTGATTGAAGCATTGGAACGTGGAGCTGTTTTGCTTCTTGATGAGATTGACCTTGCTTCCAATAAGATTATGTGTCTTCAATCTATTCTCGAAGGTAAAGGTGTATTCCTTAAAAAAACTGGTCGATACGTACAACCAGCTTCTGGATTTACGATTATTGCAACTGCAAATACCAAAGGTAAAGGTTCTGATGATGGGCGTTTTATTGGTACTAACGTTCTAAATGAAGCATTCCTTGAGCGATTTGCTCTTACTTTCGAACAAGATTACCCTACTGCCAAAACAGAACAAAAAATTCTTGAAAAACTTTCTAAAAAATTCAATTGCGAAGATATTGAATTTTGTGAAAAGCTTGCCTCTTGGGCAGATATCATTCGCAAAACTTTTAAAGATGGTGGTGTTGATGAAGTTATTTCTACTCGTCGGTTGACTCATATTATTCGTGCTTATAGTATCTTTGGCAAACGTATGAAAGCGATTCAAGTTTGTGTGAATCGTTTTGATGACGAAACCAAATCTAGCTTCATGGAGCTGTACGACAAGATTGATGCTAGTGTCGCAGAAGAAACTAAGGAAGAAACTAATGAAGAACTCCCGTCCTGAATTTCACGGTTACGTAGGTAACATTGCCGTCCTTCGGGACGGCAGTTCCGTCAAGATTTTGGGTGGTCATAAAACAAAACTATTTGTTAAGGCACTTGACGGAACATTAAAAGAATGCTATCATGATGACTTACAGTATGTTATGGAGGAATAAAATGCAGTGGAAATACAATGAAGATAAAATTTTCAAAGATATTGAAGAATATATTATTAGCACTTATCACGGTCATTACTGTGGGGATGAAGAGGGTTATGATGATATTCAAACAATTGATTTGATGGCAGCAAAAAAACTTGCTTCTGCTTTTTGTCAAGCAAACATTCTTAAGTATGGTAGTCGTTATGGTGATAAAGATGGTTTGAACAAGCGTGATTTACTAAAAGTAATTCATTACGCTATGCTTCTTCTTCACTTTGATAAGCATTATACTCGCACTCAAAACGGTCTTTCGGAGTTCAAATGAGTCAAATTACTATTTCGCAAAACACCATGGCGGTGTTAAAAAATTTTTGTACCATTAATAGTTCTATTCTTATTAGAGAAGGTAATGTTTTAAAAACTATTAGTGTTGGTGAAAATGCTGTTGCACAATATACTTGTGAAGAAAATTTTCCCATTACTTTTGGTATTTACGACCTCAACCAATTTCTTGCTGGGTTGAGCTTATTTTCAAATGGCAATACTGTTCCTACATTAGAATTTAATAATAGCGAATATGTTAATATTAAATCAAAAGGAATGAGTGCAAAGTATTATTTTTCTGACCCAGAGATTACTTTAAAAGCTGCTCCAGATAAAAATATTAAATTTCCTGGAGCTGACATGGAATTTGTTTTGAGGCAAGAAAATATTAATGCTTTGCATAAAGCTTATAGTGTATATCAAATTCCTGATTTAAAATTTGAATCGATTGGTGGAACTGTTATTCTTAGTCTTGTAGATAAAGAGAACGAAACTAGTAATATATTTTCTTTGGAAATACCTGGAGATAATACTGGACATTATGAATTGTTTATGAAAATGGAAAATATTAGATTGTTTCCTGGTGATTATAATGTTAAAATTTCTAGTAAAATGATTACCGAATGGAAACATTCTTCTTTAGATTTAACGTATTATATTGCTCTTGAACCTTGATGAATAGAAAATTTTTATGGGTAGAAGAATATCGTCCTCACACTCTTGAGGATTGTATTCTTCCAGTGAATATTAAAAACTCGTTTAAAGGATTTATTGAACAGAAAGAGATTCCCAATCTTCTGCTTTGTGGTTCTGCTGGTGTGGGAAAAACAACAGTGGCTAAAGCAATATGTGATGAAATTGGAGCGTCATACATTGTCATCAACGGTTCTGATGAAGGACGTTTTTTGGACACGGTTCGAAATAAGGTCAGGCAATTTGCCACAACTGTCTCATTGACCTCTAGCGCCCCCCACAAAGTCGTCATTATCGATGAAGCAGACAACACCACCAGCGATGTGCAGTTGTCGCTCAGAACCGCTGTTGAGGAATTTCATGGTAATTGTAGATTCATCTTTACTTGCAATTTTCCAAACAAAATCATTGACCCATTACATTCTAGATGTACGGTTATTGATTTTAAAATTAATAAAGATGAAGAGGAGAAACTTCAAGCTAAATTTTTTGTTCGATTGAAATCAATTTTAGATGAGCAATCTGTTTCTTATGACCAAAAAATTCTCATAAAATTAATAAAAAGATTTTATCCTGATTGGCGTCGTCTTTTGAATGAATGTCAGCGATTTGCATCTAATGGAAAAATCTCTAGTGCAATACTTGTGGATGTTGCTGATATTACATTAGATGATCTTTTAAGATCTTTAAAAAATAAAGAATTTACTAACGTAAAAAAATGGGTAGCTGAAAATATCAATAATGATCCAAATACAGTTTTGAGAAAAATATATGATTCTTTATACGATAATTTAAAATCCACATCTATACCAGAAGCTGTATTAATTATTGCTAAATATCAGTACCAAATTTCTTTTGTTGCGGATCAAGAAATTAATATGCTTGCTTGTTTGACGGAAATTATGATGACATGTCAATTTAAATAATTATTATGGATAAAAAATCAACAAAAAAAACTTCAAAAATAAAACCAGATACTAATCAATTTACATTACCTTCTTATAATCAAATAGTTTATGAAAAACCTTTGATAGTATTAGAAAATCCAAAAACAGATTTATATAAACAAACTAAAGAACTTATTTTTGGTGGTTCTATGATTTGGCATCACGCCGAAAAAACTACACCAAATGAAGATGATTTTTTGCATGAATTGGATTCAAAAGAAGAATATTCTAATACTCCATTTTTTGCTCATTGTATTATTGAAAGACCTAATAATGAAACTCCTTATAGTAAAATAACTAGTTATTTTGCCGAAAATTTTGTAAAATGTGTAAAAGAAATATTAGATTATAATAATATTTCTTTTTATAATATTTACAGATTAAATGTCAATATGACATATTATGTAAAAAATGAATTATATACAATGCCTCATGTTGATCATGATTTTCCTCATAATAATTTATTGATTTATTTGGATAACGTAACTGGAGGAGAAGTTAAAGTTTATAAAAATGGAGAATGGCATATTCATCAACCGAAAGAAGATGATATAATTTTATTTTCTGGACTCCATTGCCATAGGACTCCCCAAGAACCAAATCAATTTAGAAGAGCAATAGTAACAACTTTTATATAAATGATATGACATTAAAAGTAAAAACTACTCCAAAAAATGTCAAAGAAGCTAACGAAGGACTTTTTAATGCTACTATGAATCTTCCAGAAGCAGCAAATCATTGTGGAGTAACTAACAGAGAAATGAAACATATATTTTGGGAATATTTAAAATATAATCCTGCCACATATGCCAGTTTAAAATCTGACCATTCTGCCCAACAATCTTAGTCTTTTTCGGGTATATTAGATAAAATTAAAGGAAGTATTTAATCATGAAATGTGAAGTTAAACTTTATGTTGCTGGCAAACTTTTTACGGAAAAAGTTGAAGCTAGAAATTATGAAGAGGCAAAAGAAGTTGCTATTGCCAGAAATCCAAATGCTAAAATTATGGGCGTGACTGCTATATGAAATACGAGTTAAAAGATTACTTATATTCTATAAATCAATCTAAAAAAAATATTTTAAATGAAGACTTGATTCAAGAAAGTAATTATCCTCCTTTTTTAATTAATAAATGTTTTTCTTTGCACATTGATACAATTCTTTATTCAAATGAAATGAATAAAAATTATCATTTAGATAAAAAGTTACAATATGATTTTTATATAAATAGTTTGAAACCTAGGAAAAGATATTCTCCTTGGATCAAAAAACAAACTATAGAAAATATTGAGTTAGTTCAAGAATATTATGGATATAGTTATAAAAAAGCTATAGAATCTTTAAATGTTCTTTCTAATGATGATCTAAAACAAATGAAAAAACTGTTAAATAAAGGCGGAAACTAATGACTAATGAAATTGAAATTGAATGGAAACAATCTGATATGGTTGAAGTTTCTCTTACTCAGCCAGATGATTTTTTAAAAGTTAGAGAAACACTGACACGTATTGGGGTTGCATCTAGAAAAGAAAAAAAGATTTATCAATCTTGTCATATTCTTCATAAGCAAGGCAGATATTACATTGTACATTTTAAAGAATTGTTTGCTTTGGATGGAAAAGCAACTAATCTTTCTTTGAATGATGTTCAACGTAGAAATAGAATTATTAAATTGCTTTATGATTGGGGATTAATTTCAGTAATTGACGAGTCAAAAATAGAAGATGTTGCCCCATTAAATCAGATAAAAGTTTTAGCCTTCAAAGAAAAAGAAGAATGGATTCTTGAAAGCAAATATAACATAGGAAGAAAAAGAATTGATTGATAACCGAATAATTTTATTCGGTTATTTCTAATTGACTATTTTTTTTGATTGTGATATATAATATTGAAGACGCCGTAATGGGTCTTTAATAAAAAACCTCGCTTTAAAAAAGGAGAATACTATGCACACAATAAAATATAATTGGGATGTTTATTCGCCATTTTCAGTTGGACTTGATGATATATTTACTCGTCTAGAACAAATGTCTGGGCATAATACTAGCTATCCGCCATACAATTTAATTAAGCATGACAATTCTAATTACAAAATTGAAATTGCTCTTGCAGGATTTAGATCAAATGAAATTGAAGTATCTACTGAACAAAACATTCTCACAGTTGCCTCTAAAATTGAAAAAAAAGATATTGAACGAACATATTTGCATAAAGGATTATCAAAACGTTCATTCAAAAATACTTGGCAATTGTCAGATGATGTTAAAGTAAAATCAGTTGAATTTAGTGATGGGTTGTTGATTATATCTTTAGAAAAAGTAATTCCAGAAGAACAAAAGAAAATTTTTTATAATATTGGAGGACATACCGAATCTACTCCTCAATTTTTAACTGAAGATCGCAATTCAAATTTTCCTAACGAAAACACATTAAATAAATAAATTTGGGGCTACCCAAATATCGTCGTCGCTTGGGGTCTGGTTGGCAAAATCCAACCTTGACCCCCGTTTCTTTTTATGGTATAATAGTAAAAAATATAGAGGTTTTTTTATGAGCACATCAATTGTTATTTTGAAAACTGGGGAACAAATTATTTGTGACCTCAAAGAATTATTTGACGGTGAAGGAGAAAATAAAAAAGGAATTTGTCTATTGATGCGAAATCCTTTTTCCTTATCTATCGTTGAGGTTCCAATGCAAAATGAAATTGGAACAGATCTTCAAGTTAAATTTTCTAGGTGGTGTCCATATTCCACTGATGTAGAATTTAAATTGCCATATGATGCTATATTGTCAGTAGCTTCATGTGATGTTAATTTAGAACAAGCTTATCTAGAAAAAGTTAATATTGAATCTCCTGAAGATAATACAAACAATTTGGAAGAATCAGAAGAAAATGATATTCCATTGTCTGAAACAGAAGTAGTATGATTAAGTTGATTAAATTTGGTGGTGATTGGATTGTAACAGAATTGCAAGAAATTCCTGATTGTGAATTTGGCGATCCTGATTGCATTTTAAAATATCCATATCAAATAGAAGGTAATTGTTTTGCTCCCTGGCCATTGTATGCCAGTGAAAGGGAAATTGTGGTGAGGTCATCTGATATCACTGTGATTACTGAGCCCAAGAAATTTAATTATGAACAATATATTTCGTTAGTTTATGACGAAAAACAAGAAGAATCTTTTGATGAAAATGATGTGATTGAGGAATTTGAGGATTGATGAAATTTTACACTAGTGTTGAACAATCAGGAAATTTTATTTTTATTAGGGGATATGAAAATGGAAAAAGTTTTAGTGAAAAAGTATTGTTTGACCCAACATTATTTTTACCATGTAAAAATAAATCTGATTGGAAAACACTAGATGGTAAATATGTCAGACCAGTAAAACAAGGAAGTATACGAGACGCCAAAAATTTTATAGAAGAACACAAAGATATTGAAGATTTTGAAATTTATGGCCAAACCAGATTTTTAAATCAATATATTTTTGAACAATATCCAGATAATGAAATCAAATACGATGTATCTAAAATACGTATTTTTACGTTAGATATTGAAACTGGAGCTGAAAATGGATTTCCTGATATAGAATCTGCTGATCAAGAAATATTATTGATTAGTATCAAAGATAATATAATGGGAAGAATCACAGTTTTTGGATCACGACCATATATTAATTCTGATGAGAATGTTGATTACATGCAATTTGATACTGAAACTGGAATGTTGAGAGCATTTTTGTATTGGTGGTCTTCAAATTATCCAGACATTATTACTGGTTGGAATATTCAATTGTTTGATATTCCATATATTCTTAGAAGAGTAGAACGTATATTGGGAGATAAAGATGCAAAATTAATATCACCTTGGAATATCGTTCTTTCTAGAGAAATTTATATCAAAGGACGTAAAAATATTGCTTATGATATTATGGGTATTGCTACCCTTGATTATCTGGAACTCTATAAAAAATTTACTTACACGAATCAAGAATCATATCGACTCGATCACATTGCATCAGTAGAACTTGATGCAAAAAAACTTGATCACTCCGAATATGATACTTTCAAAGAGTTTTACACAAAAGATTGGGATAAATTTGTCAAGTATAACATTATTGATGTTCGTCTTGTTGATCAATTAGAAGACAAGATGAAATTAATTGAACTTGCCATTACAATGGCGTATGATGCTAAAGTAAACTATGAGGATGTTTATTCTCAAGTTCGTATGTGGGATAATATAATTTATGTTTATCTTGCTAAACAAAACATTGTTATTCCACCTAAGAAAAATAGTACCAAACACAATAAGTATGCTGGTGCTTATGTAAAAGAACCTATTTCAGGAATGTATGATTGGATTGTGAGTTTTGACCTTAACAGTCTATATCCTCATTTAATTATGCAATATAATTTGTCTCCAGAAACTCTTCTTCCACATAAACACCCAAGTGCTAATGTGGATCGTCTCTTAAATAAAGAGATAGATCTTAGTAATCTTTCTGGGCAAACTCTATGTGCCAATGGTACTTTTTATACAACAGAATTTCAGGGATTTCTTCCTAAATTGATGGATAAAATTTATCAAGAACGCACCATCTATAAAAAGAAGATGCTTGTTGCCAAGCAAGAGTATGAGAAGAATCCTAGTGTTGAGTTGAAGAAAGAGATTGCCCGCTGTAATAACATTCAGATGGCACGTAAGATTCAACTCAACTCTGCTTATGGTGCTATTGGTAACGAGCACTTCCGCTATTATAAACTTGAAATTGCTGAGGCAATCACTCTTTCTGGTCAGCTATCTATTCGCTGGATCGAAAAGAAAACAAATGCTTATTTGAATAAAGTTTTAAAAACAAAGGATGTTGATTATGTTATTGCTTCTGATACTGATTCTATGTATCTTAATCTTGGACCGCTTGTGGAAAAGATATACGGCACAAGAGAAAAAACTTCTGAAAGCGTTGTCACGTTCCTTGATAAGGTCGCTTCACTGGAACTTGAAAAGCATATTGAAAGTTCTTACCAAGAATTGGCGGAGTATGTAAATGCTTATGATCAGATGATGAAAATGAAAAGGGAGAACATTGCTGAGCGTGGTTTCTGGACTGCAAAAAAACGGTATGTTCTTAATGTGTGGGATAGTGAAGGTGTTCGTTACTCCAAACCAAAGATGAAAGTTTGTGGTATGGAAACTGCTCGTTCATCTACTCCTGTTTATTTCAGAAATAAATTACTTGAAGCATATACACTTATTATTACTAAATCAAATGATGACATTTTAAATTTTATAGATGAAATAAAAGAAGATATTAAAAATCAAGATTATTTGAATATAGCTTTTCCTAGAGGTGTAAATGGATTGGAAAAATATAAAAGTGTTAGCGACATATTTTCAAAGGGATGTCCCATTCAAGTCAGAGGTGCATTACTTTATAATCACCTTATACGAAAGCTTAATCTTGCTCATAAATATCCCATTATTCAAGAAGGAGAAAAAATTAAATTCATTTATTTGCGAACGCCAAATCCCATCCAACAAAATGTAATTTCTTTTTTTCAAAATCTTCCTCCAGAATTTAATTTGGAAAAGTATGTGGACCATAAACTTCAGTTTGAAAAGTCGTTTTACGATCCACTCAAAAATGTGTTAGAATGTATTGGATGGGATAGTGAAAGAAAAATATCTCTACTTAATTTTTTTTAGGAGCATATAAATGAATTTTTTAGAACAAGTAATAAAAGATAGTAAAAATGAATTTGCTTCATTTGCTGTCGATGGAATTGCAGCTGGAGATGTAGAATCTTTTGTTGATACTGGTAGTTATATTTTCAATGCCCTGGTTTCTGGTTCGTTGTTTGGAGGTATACCATCCAACAAAATTACTGCCTTGGCGGGAGAAAGCGGAACTGGAAAGACTTTCTTTTGTCTTAGTATTGTTCGCAATTTTCTTAACATCAACCCTGATGCTGGAGTCATATATTTTGAAACTGAGTCTGCTATTAGTAAGCAAATGATTGAAAGTCGTGATATTGATTCCAAGCGAATGATTATTATGCCAATTGATACTATTGAAGAATTTCGTACTCAGGCTGTGCGTATCATTGATAAATATATGGAACAGCCTAAAGAGGAGCGTAAGCCCCTCATGTTTGTGCTTGATTCTCTTGGTATGCTTGCTACGAACAAAGAAGTAGAAGATGCTTCTAATGATAAAAATGTTCGTGACATGACTAAAGCACAGCTAACCAAATCAGTGTTTAGAATTTTAACACTAAAACTTGGTAAAGCAAATATTCCCATGTTAGTTACTAATCATACATATGACGTTGTTGGCGCTTACGTTCCTACAAAAGAGATGGGCGGTGGTAGTGGTCTTAAGTATTCTGCTAGCACAATCATTTATCTCGGAAAGAAAAAAGAAAAAGATGGAACCGATTTGGTCGGAAACATTATTAAATGTGAGGCGAAAAAGTCCCGTTTGACCCGTGAGGGATCTAAAGTGGAAACACGTTTATTCTTTGACGAAAGGGGTTTAGAGCGCCACTACGGCCTTCTGGAGTTAGGTGAGAGGGCTGGTATATGGAAGAACAGTGCTGGGCGTTATGAAGTCAATGGTAAAAAGGTATATGGCAAAGAAATTTTAAAAAATCCTGAACAATATTTTACTGATGAAATAATGGCTAAACTTGAGGAACAAGCATCGAGTGAATTTCTTTATGGAGTATCAGATGATGGAGAGGATTGAATTTACTATTTTACGAAATTTGATTTGTAATGAAGATTTTTATCGCAAAGTAGTTCCTTTTGTTAAACCAGATTATTTTACTGATCAACACGAAAAAGTTATTTACGAAGAAGTTTGGGACTTTGCTAGTAAATATAAAATGATGCCTACATCAGAAGTTTTAGTTATAAATTTACAATCAAGAAAAGATTTAGATGAGGACACGTTTAAGAATGCAATTAAAACAATTAAAGAATTCAATAACAATGAAGTTGAATATCAATGGCTTCTCGACACCACAGAAAAGTGGTGTAAAGACAGAGCAATCTATCTCGCCCTCCTTGAGTCAATCAAAATTGCAGATGGAGGCGATCAAAAAATATCAAAAGATGCGATCCCCAGTATCCTTCAAGAGGCCCTGGCAGTATCTTTCGATGAACATGTAGGTCATGATTATATTCAAAATGCACATGAACGTTATGAATTTTATCATTTAAAAGAAGATAAAATACCTTTTGATTTGGAAAAATTTAATCTAATTACAAAAGGCGGTTTACCAAACAAAACACTTAATGTTGCTTTGGCTGGAACTGGAGTTGGCAAATCCTTGTTTATGTGCCATTGTGCAGCTTCTGCTCTTTCTCAAGGAAAAAATGTTTTATATATTACTTTGGAAATGGCAGAAGAAAAAATTGCAGAGAGAATCGATGCTAATCTTCTTAATGTAAACATTAAAGATATTACTTCAATTCCTGAATCTATCTTTACTTCTAGAGTTAATGAGATTGGTAGAAAAACAGAAGGTAAACTTATCATTAAAGAATATCCAACGGCATCAGCTCATGCTGGTCATTTTAAAGGACTTCTTAATGAATTAAGTTTAAAGAAAAGCTTTAAACCAGATTTAATTTTTATTGATTATTTAAACATTTGTGCTTCGTCTAGATATAAGGGACACATTGTAAACTCTTATACTTATGTTAAGGCAATTGCTGAAGAACTTAGGGGTCTTGCTGTTGAACATAACGTTCCAGTTGTTTCTGCTACTCAAACTACTAGGAATGGTTTTGGCAATAGTGACGTTGATCTTACCGATACTTCCGAGTCTTTTGGTCTTCCCGCTACTGCTGATTTTATGTTTGCTCTTATCGCTACTGAGGAACTTGAACAATCTGGTCGCATCATGGTTAAACAACTTAAGAATCGATATAATGATCCCACTTTCCACAAAAGATTTACTGTGGGGCTTGACAGATCCAAAATGAAGCTGTATAATGTAGATGACGCTGAAGGATCTATTGTTGCGGAAGAAGACGAATCTTTGACAACAATGGAAAATATATCAGATAATAATAAACTAAATAACAATTTTTCTTCCTTTGTATTTTAATATTTAATATGGATAAACACGTTAATTTTGATAAGTATGTTGAATTTGTTGATGAAGTAACTTCTGATGCATCAAAAGAATTTCTTGCTCTTTCTCAGCGCCTTGTTGATTTGGATTCTAAAGGTGCCAATATTGAACGACTTCTCACTGCTGGTGTTGGTATTAATGCTGAAGGTGGTGAGTTTCTTGAGATCATTAAGAAAATGGTTTTCCAAGGTAAACCTTGGAATAGTGATAATCGAGAGCATCTTATTATTGAGTTGGGTGATATTATGTGGTATGTAGCTCAAGCATGTATTGCGCTTGGAGTTTCTATTGATGATGTGGTTGCTCATAATGTACAAAAACTTCTAAAGCGTTACCCAGAAGGAGCTTTTGATGTTTATTTTTCCGAAAATCGGGCAGATGGTGATCGATAAATAAAATTGATAGAGTTCGAGTCCCTGTTATATCCTTGAGGTATATCACACTCGAACCATCAAAGGGTGAGTTGGTCGAGTGGTTTATGGCACTGGTCTTGAAAACCAGCGAGGTGAAAGCCTCCCAGGGTTCGAATCCCTGATTCACCGTTTTAAAATTTATAAAAAATGGAGTTAATAAAACATACTAATTTGATATATGAATATCAAAATTTTGTTACAGATCAAGAATGCAGTGAAATTGTAGAGTGGCTAAATCCCAAATTATTAAAATATAAAAATGATTTGGATAAAATTAAAAATAAAACCAGACATAATACTGCTTTAGATGTTACACATCTTTCTCCCAAAGATATTGATTTAAAATTATATAAAAAAAGCCACGCCATAATTGAAAATGGACATATTTCGTATATAAATCAAAATAAATTTATCAATTATATTACTAGGAATAATTATTATAGTAAGCAGTTATCTGGAACATTGCATTTTAGATCATATCATACTTTAGATTATTATGATTGGCATATTGACGCATCTTCAGGTGAAAGAAGTCAGCTTGTTTATTCTTTTATATTATATTTGAATGATAATTTTGAAGGCGGGAATACATTTTTTTTGAATGACAAAATAAAAATTAAACCAAAAATTGGAAGTTTATTATGTTTTCCATGTGATCTACACCATGCTCACAAATCATCTAAAATATTATCTGGTCAAAAACATATTTTATGGTGTTGTTTAGCAAAACATTTTTAATAAAATAAATATTTAAAAACACATACTATGAAAAATTTTAAGCAACTAAGACAAGAAACTCTTAGAGAATGTTATTTGCATAAAAAAATTTTTCAAGAAGGTGATTATGTGATGTCATCTATTACTGGCGAAAAGGGGAAAATACATAGATCTGGTGTAAATTACGTTATCGCAATTACCGAAGAAGGTAAAATGTTTAGAGCTTGGATTAATGATATTAGAGAAGTTAATATCACACAAAGTATAAATAAAGATAGAAAAAATGTATTATTCACCGATGGAAAGACAGAAACCAACGACACAAATTAAACATAATGATGATTTTTCAACAGCATTAGTTGAAGCTACTGCTTCATATTTTAGTGGCAAAAAAAATGTTTTTGAAGAAAAAATTCCATCGTTAGAAAAAAAAGGAAACGAAGATAATTTTGCTCACAAAGATCCAAAACAAAATGCTGGTTACGCTGATCCAGCAGTTGTTTTAAATACTAATTTAAAAACTGGTAAAGGCATTAAACAATCCCATGGTGCCACCATCAAATATACAAATGTTGTTGCCAAAGAAGAAGTAGAGAAAAAAGAAAAAGAAAAAGACGAAGGTGGTAAGCATAAAGAATACAAACATGCTCCTGATAAAGAAGAAAAAGGAGAAAAAAAGACTGAAAAAGAAGTAAAAGAAGCTTTCAATATTTACGTTGAAGGTGTTCATTACGTTTTTGAAAAAATGGATGGTAAGGATGATAATGGATTTACATCTTGCTGGAAAGGATATAAAAAGAAAGGCACCAAAATGAAAGGTGACAAAGAAGTTAATGATTGCGTAAAGGCTGGATATGAACCAATTGGCGAATTAATGCTTGATGAATCAGCGCCTCCAGGCGCTAAGTATGAGCGCATGGTTAAGCACATCAAGAAAGGTTATTCAAAAGATGGTGAACTAACCAAGAAGGAAAAAGGGATTGCTTATGCTACTGCTTGGAAAGCAAAAAATGAAGCATGGGAAGGTAGCAAAGAAGATAAAGACGAAGATAAGAAGCTTGCTAAGAAAAATAAAATGTCTCTCAAAACATGGGAGAAGTCAGATGCTGATAAGAAGCATGATATGAAGAAAGAAGACTATGATGTAGAAACAGCAGAAGAACTATGGTCTATTGTTGGAGAAGCACTTGCTGAATTAGGTGAAATGGATGGAGCTAAATTTAAAGTAATTGGTGAAAAACTAGATCCAGTTGGGAAAGAAGATGATGATGTAAATAATGATGGCAAAAAGGATAATCAAGATAAATATCTTCTTGCTCGTCGTAATAAAATTAATAAAATTCTTTCTACTCAGAAAAAAATGAAAGAAGAAGCTGAACTTCGCAAGGAGATTGAAGAAGAAAAAAAGTAAAAGAGGCATCTACTTTGGAAGTGATGCCTGTAATAAAATCTACAGAAGCAGAACACGAACAAAAGAAAAAAAATAAAATTTATATTTTGAAAGCATTAAAAAGTCAAATGAAAGCTGATAAATATAAATGATGTAAAATTGGAGTAAATTATGTCTACATTAGTATCTGTAATTAAACCATTATTATTTTCAATTGCTACTAGTCCAGCAGTTAAAAATTTAGTGCTAGAATTACTTAAAAAGTATGTCTCTAGCACAGATAATAGCATTGATGATGTAGTGTATGAGCTTGTTAAAGATAGATTATTTAAACCACAAGTATGATTACCTGTTTATTAACTAACTGGGGATTTACTATTGTTCTTGGATTTTTACTTTCATTGTCTGAATGGTTATCAAAAACAAAAAGAACAAAAGCAAATGGAATTATAGATTTTATACAATTGTTTTTAAAAACAATATTAAATAAAGGAGACCAAAAGTAAGGTCTCCTTTTTTTATAAATATCTAGTAGATATAAGCTAAAATATTGGAGAAATTAGATGTCTCTATACGGTAGAACAGATTCAAATACAAATAAAACAAAAGCTGGTATAGGCATAGCAGCTTCATCACAATCAAAAGAAGTTATTTTTGTTGACAATACTGAAGCTGCTTTGGATGAAAACAAAAGTCGTGGTATTGATGCTCCTGGTTGGTGGTCTTATTACACTTTCACTGATTGCGATGGCGTAACACGCCACAAAGCAGAGCTTATGATTACAATTGGTGATCCTGATACCAATGTTAATGAAACCCAAGCAGATGATACTATTGCTGCTGATTTAACTTCGACCATTACAATTTCTGGCCAACCTGCTAACCAATCAACCAGAACTCCTTCTGGGGCTATTCTTACTTTCACTAGATCTGGTACTGCCGCCACTGGTACAGGAACCTATACTATTACTGGTTCTACCGCTGGTAATGTGATTACCAATGTTTCTGGTGATGTCGCCCCTGCTTCTACTGGATACGAATTTACAGTTTCTCGTTCTGGTGGAACCTATACTGTTACTGTTGTAACTGGTGGTTCTGGATTTGCTGCTACTGATACAATCCTTGTCAAGGGTAGTCAGTTAGGTGGTGTTGATACAACTAACGATCTTACGATCACTGTTTCTACTGTTGCTACCGCTGCTGCTACCTTCTCGGTTACTGCTTCGACTAATGTTGGATCACTTGTTTATCAGTGGCAACGTAGAACAAGTAGTGCTAGTCGTTGGACAAATGTTTCTGGTGCTACAAGTTCTTCACTTGCTCTCACTGGACTAACAACAGCATCTAATGGTTATGGGTATCGTGTAAAACTCACATCATCTGATGGTGCCAAAGAAGTTATTTCTAATGAAGCAACGTTAACGGTGACTGCTGCTTGATATAATTTATGTTATTTGATGAATTGACAAAAGATAATTGGGTGATGTTTGCAATTAAACATTATAATAATACTTCATCAGTTACTTATGAAGATTTTTTAGAAGATCTAAATATATTTAAATATATAAAAAGATTATTGAAAAGATATGAAACTGATGGTGAATTAAAAGTTAATTTAATTTTAAATCATATTATATTGTTATATAATATATTTGATGATGCTGCAACTCCATTACTTTTTTTTAAAATTGAAGCTAAATATTGGCCAGTATTGAAAGCATTTATGTTATTTTTAAATAGATTACCAGAAACTATAAATTCTAAAGTTGATCAAGAATGTCTAAACATACTAAATTTAATTTAAATGAAATGATGGCTGGCAATGGTGAGGGTCTTTGTCTACCCCCCGCATTTGTATTTGTGAACCCCAAATCACAAAGAAAATATAAAAAATCTAATGAAAATAAAGTTGATGGTAGAACTAAAGGAGCAAAAAAATTAGTATCCCGTATTTTAGGAAAAAGAAAAATGAAAGAAGAATTAGAACTTATTTCAGAAAAAGTTCCCAGTGCTACCGAAAGGGCACAAGAACAGATTCGCAAAAAGAAAGAATTAGATAATAAAAAAGATTTACAAAAAAAGCGTGAAGAAGCTAGAGAAAAAATGCAAAGAAAACAAAGTGAAATGGATCAACTTATGAAAGCTCGTGTAGCAGATTTTAAAAATAAAGCAAATCAACAACAGAAAAAAATACAAAAAAATTCATACGAAATGGAAGGTAATATTATGATTGAAGAAACTGATGCTTTGAATGTTGCTCTTCAAGTAGCTACATCAGAATTAGATTCAAGGGGAGAAACTTCATTTGCAAAAATAACATTCAATGATGGGTCTCAACAAAATTTAGATAATTTTTCTGCTAAAAGAATTGCTGCTGCTTATGCTCAATTAGATGACTCAAACAAAGATGCTTTTCGTTACATGTTGAATAAAGATGCATCTACTTTTCAAAGTGCTCTTGAGTTTGCTGTAAGAAACGTTTGAGGTAATTATGGCTTTCGGATTAAATCAGAAAACTGAACTATCAGTTTTGGAAGCAAAATTTTCTATTTATGAAGATCTTTCGAAAGAGATGCTTGACAAACTTGAAAGAGCAGTTGATAAGATTAGTGAGAGCAACCAAAACGTTGCTCTTATCCTTGAAAGGCATGAATCACGCTTAGAACAAGCAACAAAGACAGACAACATTATGATCAAGATGATTGATGAGTTGAAACAAACACTTGATAATAGAATCAAAACAATTGAAAATAAGGTTGAAGATTATGGTAGAATTAAGTGGATGATTGTTGGCATGGGTATATTATCGGCAGTGCTGGCCACATCTGTGTCAACATTGGCTTCAGGGTGGTTGACACCAGACCAATTAGGGTTTAAAATGGAACACAGATACGTGCCCAACCCAGAAAACATTAAAAAATAAAATAAATTTTTTATTAAACTCTTGACAACTGGAAAAACAAATGCTATTATAGGTGGAATGAACGCCCCCTTTTGTTAAATGAGTTTTATTGATGTGAAGTACGTTGGACTAATATCACCCCAACTTCAAAAGTTTGCGAAGAAAAAAGAATCACTTTATAACTTTCGTTGTCCTTATTGCGGAGATAGCAAAAAACGTCAAGATAAAGCTAGGGGATATATTTTTAAAATTAAAAATGATTTGGTTTTTAAGTGTCATAATTGTGGTATTGGAAGAACATTCACTAATTTTTTAAAAGATCAAAATTCTATTTTGTATGATCAATATCTTCTTGAGCGTTATAAAGAAGGGTTGACTGGCAAAGGAACTCAAACGCCAAATCCATCATTTAATTTTCAAGAACCTAAATTTTCTTCTAGACGCAAAAATACTGAAAATTTAGAAAAGATCTCTCAACTAAATATTACACACCCAGCAAGGGAATATTTGGAAAGTAGAAAAATTAAAGATTTAGATTACTTTTATTATTGTCCAAAATTTAAAGAATGGACCAATTCTCAAATCAAAATATTTGACACTTTGAGAAAAGATAGTCCCAGAATTATTATTCCACTCAAGGACAAAGAAGGAAATATGTTTGGTTTTCAGGGGAGATCATTGATACCAAACTCCAAATTAAGATATATTACTATTATGTTAAATGAAGATCAGCCAAAAATATTTGGATTAGATCGTGTAAATCCAGCAAAAAATGTTTATGTTACTGAAGGGCCATTTGATTCTATGTTTATTGAAAACAGCATTGCAATGTGTGGCAGTGACGTTGTACTTGACAGGTTATTGTTTCCTGATCGTACATTTGTTTTCGACAACGAACCAAGAAACAAACAAATTGTTGACAAATACACAAAAACAATTAATGCTGGAGAAAAAATAGTTATATGGGATTCTCATATCAAAGAAAAAGATATCAATGATATGGTGTTGGCTGGATATGATGTACAGGATATGGTAGAGAGTAATACCTATCATGGTTTAGAAGCAAAAGTTAAACTTATCGAATGGAAGAAAGTATGAGCAACGGGATTAAAGTTACTAAGCGTGACGGTTCTATCGAACCACTTAATCTAGATAAAATTCATCGTATGGTAGATGAAGCATGTGATGGACTAGCTGGAGTTTCTTCTTCTCAAGTAGAAATGAATTCTGGTATACAATTTTATGATAATATTACAACTGAAGAAATTCAAGAAATTTTGATTCGTTCTGCTAGCGATCTTATTTCTTTGGATAATGTAAATTATCAATATGTAGCTGCACGTTTGTTGTTATTTTCTTTGCGAAAACAAGTTTTCCACAAGAATATTTGGAAAGATGGAATGCCAAATGTTTACGACGTAGCTTTATATAATTCGACAATTCTAAAAGTATACGATGAGGAAATTTTAGATAAGTATACTGATGAAGATTGGGCTAAAATTGATAGTTGGATTGATCATGATAGGGATTATCTATTCTCTTATGCGGGGTTGCGACAAGTAGTTGACAAATATCTTGTTCAAGATAGGAGTAATAATGAAGTATTTGAAACTCCTCAATATATGTACATGATGATTGCAGTAACTTTGTTTGCTGATTATCCATTAACTTCTCGTTTAGATTACGTTCGACGTTATTACAATGCCATATCCAAACACAAAATCAACATTCCGACCCCTATCATGGCGGGAGTTAGAACACCTCTCAGGCAATTCGCTAGTTGTGTGTTGGTTGATTCTGATGACACCCTTGATAGCATCTTCAGTAGCGACATGGCTATTGGTAGGTATGTTGCTCAAAGGGCAGGCATCGGCATTAACGCAGGTAGAATCCGTGGTGTCAACAGCAAAATTAGAGGGGGTGAAGTGGCTCACACTGGAGTTATACCGTTTCTCAAAAAGTTTGAAGCAACTGTCCGTTGTTGTACGCAAAATGGTATACGAGGAGGAAGTGCGACAGTCCACTTCCCAATCTGGCATCAAGAGATAGAAGATATTATTGTATTAAAAAACAATAAAGGAACGGAAGATAATCGTGTACGCAAACTCGATTATTCTATTCAAATTTCGAAGATTTTTTATGAACGATTCATTTCTAATCAAGAAATTACTTTATTCTCTCCTCATGATGTCCCTGGGCTGTATGATGCTTTTGGGACTCCTGAGTTTGATAATTTGTATATCTCTTACGAATCAAATACTTCAATACCCCGCAAACAAATCAGTGCTCAAGAATTAATTCTTGGTATTTTAAAAGAACGTGCTGAAACAGGCCGTATTTATATTATGAATATTGACCACTGCAATTCTCATTCATCATTTAAAGATAAAGTTAATATGAGTAATTTGTGTCAAGAAATTACTCTTCCGACAGATCCTATTCAGCATATTGATGGTGAAGGTGAAATTGCTCTTTGTATTTTGTCTGCTATTAATGTTGGTAAATTGAAAAATCTTGATGAACTAGAAGATCTTTGTGATCTTTCTGTTCGTGGATTGGATGAATTGATTGAATACCAAAATTATCCTATCAAAGCAGCTGAAGTATCCACAAAAAATCGTCGTTCACTTGGAATCGGTTATATTGGTCTCGCTCATTACTTGGCTCGACATGGCGAGCATTATGATGATCCTAAAGCATGGCAATTAGTTCATGATCTTACAGAAGCATTCCAATACTATCTACTAAAATCTTCAAATGAACTTGCCAAAGAAAAAGGACGTTGTGGATACTTTGATCGTACTAAGTATTCTGATGGTATTCTTCCTATCGATACTTACAAAAAGGATGTTGATACAATCGTTCCCAATAATTTAAATTATGATTGGGAAACATTGAGAATATCTATTCTTAATCATGGTCTCAGAAACTCAACATTGTCCGCACAGATGCCATCAGAAAGCAGTTCTGTAGTATCAAATGAAACTAATGGAATTGAACCACCTAGAGATTACTTGTCTGTTAAAAAGTCTAAAAAAGGACCTCTTAAGCAGATTGTCCCTCAGTATGGAAGTCTTAAAAACAATTATACGCTTCTTTGGGATATGCCTGGTAACAGCGGTTATATTAATATTGTTGCTGTTATGCAAAAATTCTTTGATCAAGCGATTTCTGGAAACTGGTCGTATAATCCAGAAAATTATGCCGATAATGAAGTTCCTGTGTCAGTGATGGCTCAAGATTTCTTAAATACTTATAAGTATGGGTGGAAAACTTCTTACTATCAAAATACTTATGATGCTAAAAAGGATGATATTGCTTTAGAAAAAGAACCTAAAAATGATAATTTTATTAACGACCTATTGACATTAGAGGAAGAAGATTGTGACAGTTGTAAAATTTAAAACCAAAGACGAAACCATGACCAAAATAGAAGGCATGACTGTATTTAATACATCAGTTGTTAATGCGTTAAAACAACCAATGTTTTTTGGTTCCCCTTTGGGGGTTCAAAGATATGACCAATTCAAATATCCTGTATTTGATAAACTTACTCAAACTCAACTTGGATATTTTTGGAGACCAGAAGAAGTGTCTCTTCAAAAAGATCGTGCAGATTATCAGACTTTACGTCCCGAACAAAAACATATTTTTACTTCCAATTTAAAATACCAAATTCTTCTTGATTCTGTTCAGGGTCGTGGACCAAGTATGGCATTTGCTCCTCATTGTTCTCTTCCTGAATTGGAAGCTTGTATAAAAGTTTGGGAGTTTATGGAAATGGTTCATAGTCGTTCTTATACTTACATTATTAAGAATGTTTACTCGGATCCAACTGAAGTGTTTGATACTATTATTCACGATGAGCAAATTCTTCAACGTGCTCGAAGTGTAACTAAAGCATATGATGATTTCATTCAAGCTTCACAAGAATATTCTGCTGGTAACCAATGGCAACATCAATTAGAAGGTGTTCCTGCAGCTAAAGAAACTCTTTATGATCTTAAACGTAAACTGTATCGTGCTGTTGCTAATGTAAATATTCTTGAAGGTATTAGATTCTATGTTTCCTTTGCTTGTTCATTTGCTTTCGGAGAACTTAAACTTATGGAAGGAAACGCTAAAATCATTGGTTTAATTGCTCGTGATGAATCTCAGCATCTTGTGATTACTCAGAATATTCTTAACAAATGGAAAGCAGGTGATGATTATGATATGCAACGTATTGCAGAAGAAGAAAAAAATATAGTTTATGAAATGTTTAAAAATTGTGTTGAAGAAGAAAAACTTTGGGCTGAATATTTATTTAAAGATGGCTCTATGATTGGTTTAAATGCAAAATTGCTACAAAAATATGTAGAATGGATTGCTAATCGTAGACTCAAAGCGATTGGTCTTGACCCTATTTTTGATGTTCCTTTAAATAATAATCCACTTCCTTGGACCGAACATTGGTTATCTTCTAAAGGTCTTCAAGTTGCCCCACAGGAAACAGAAGTAGAATCGTATGTCATTGGAGGTATTAAACAAGATGTTAAAAAAGATACTTTCGCTGGTTTTAAACTGTGAAAAAGAAAAAGTTTCAAAACATTCAAAAGAAACTGCAGGAGCAACAGGAAAATGTAGAGAATCTAAACCATCAACAAAGATGGATATTAGACATTCTACTGAAAAAATACCAGATCCTTGGTTCAACTGAATAGATAAATACCTCCTATATGGAGGTTTTTTATTATGAATCCACAGTCAGCAAAAGCGAAAGGTCGCCGTTTGCAACAATGGGTAAGAGATAAACTCATTGAGATGCTTGAAGTTCATCCAGAAGATATTGAATCTCGTAGCATGGGAGCAGGTGGCGAAGACCTTATCATGGCTCGTGCAGCCAGGTCAAAATTTCCTCATAGTATTGAATGTAAAAATGTTGAGAAGCTAAATATATGGGATGCTTATGAACAAGCATCTGTCAACTCTGGTGACTATGAACCTCTTGTCGTTATTAAAAAGAATGGAAAAAAACCACTAGCAGTGGTTGACGCAGAGTACTTTATACGTTTATTCGGAGATAAAAATGACGTTAGACCTTCATAACTTTTTTAAATTTTATGATGACAATAATGATAATCATGTGGCAGCAGTTCAATGGTTAGAGGATAACCTACCTGCTCAATTCCTTGATGATTCAGAATCAGAATGGATTGGAATTTTTAGAACTAAACCACCTACACCAGCAGTTCTAGCAGTTCCATATTTCAATCAAGTAGATAACTATAGAGACGCACATAGAACTTGTAACAGTTCATCGTGTGCTATGTGCCTTGCTTTCCTCAAGCCAGGAAGCATTAAAGGAGATGACGAATATGTTAAGAAAGTATTTGCAATTGGCGACACCACTGACCATGCTGTTCAGACAAAGGTTCTTGCGGGTTATGGTGTTAAGTCACACTTTAGTTACAATCTTTCTTTCGCTGATATTGATAAGAGTCTCGATGCTGGGAAGCCTGTCGTTATTGGTATCCTTCACCGTGGTTCTTTATCTGCACCTACTGGTGGGCACATGGTTGTAGTGATTGGTAAAACACCAGATGAAAAAGGTTACTTTATTAATGATCCTTATGGTTCATGTAATGATAACTATACTGGTCCAGTAACAAATGGTAATAAGACCATTTATACAAAAGCAATGCTCAAGCATCGTTGGTGCCCAGGTGGCAACGATGGTTGGGGTCGTATTTTTGATTGATAACTAAGGAGAACAACAATGGCAAGAATCGATTTACACAACTTCTTCAAGTTTTACGACGAGAAGAACCCTAATCACGTTAAAGCTGTTCAGTGGTTAGAAGATAATTTACCAGTCAAATATCTAGATGATAACATTGATTGGGCGGAGATTTATAGAGGAAAAAAGGGTAATGCGGCACCAGCATCAGCACCATCTGTTGCCGCTCCCGTAGTTGGTGGTGATGATGTTCCACAAATGGGCATCAAACTAGTAAAAGAGTTTGAAGGATGCAGATTGAATGCATATCCAGACCCTCTTTCTGGTGGTCTGCCAATCACGATTGGTTGGGGATGCACTCGCAAGAAAGATGGTTCGCCATTCCATATGGGTGATAGCATCACACAAGCAGAAGCAGATGAGCTACTGATTGATGAGGCAAAAAAACATTTCTTACCAGCACTTCGTAAAATTCCTCACTGGAATGAGATGTCTGATGGTAAAAGAGGTGCTCTACTTTCTTTCGCCTATAATCTTGGCGCTGGTTTTTATGGTGGTGATAATTTTAATACTATTACTCGTGTTCTAAAAAATAAAGAATGGGATAAGGTGCCTGATGCGCTTTACCTCTACAGAAATCCTGGTTCAAATGTAGAAGCAGGACTAGCACGTAGAAGAAAAGCAGAAGGTGAAGCTTGGAAAAAAGGTTAACCTCACGTTAAAGGACAATGAACGAAAACAAAAAGGAAAAATGTATGAGCACAATTATTAGGATTAGTGTTTTGAGTTGGAGTGCTGCTCTTCTCACTGCTAGTTATGCTGGTCTACTCGCTAAGATGGACCCTACATTTATTGCTACAGTATTCACTGCTGCCGCAGCAACCTTTGGAGTTGACACATTGAAGAAGGGAGAAGATAAAGAAGATGCCGATAAACCCACTGGAAGGAATCCAGAACCTGAATTCATCGTCGATACCCCAGCTCCAACCGAGCCAACTATCGCCGCTACAGCAACCGAAGGTTGCCCAGAATGCGGTGCAGGGGATTCTCCCGACTATAGTAGAGCAACTACCGCCAGCTAAAACTCAGGTTCCTGTTACCAATGGTTTGGCGCTTCCTGTATTTGAGGCGCCAGACCCTTCTATTAAATATCCTGTGATTAATGTACCAACACAGGAAGAATTTGATGCAGCTGTACGAGCAGAAAAACAAAAAGAACAGCACGAAAAAGAAGAAAAGGAAAGAAAACTTCCTGATTCTCCTCCGCCAATAATGCCAGCAATTAAAGTTGCTCAATCACAAGATAAATCAGAATCAACTGATATCCAACAAACCACAGACAAACCTATATCAGCAGAGATACATGTGCCTATCCTAGGAGCGGTTCCAGTGCCCACAAACAAGGAAGTGGCACTGGCAGGCACCACAGCGATGGCAGCGACCGCGGCGGCGCTCCTAGGCAAGTCTGCCGTGGAATTCCTGTTGAAGTTCTTTAAACCAATTGCCAATCAACTTTGGATTCGTGGTAAGAAACTTCTATCCAAAGATTTAACTGACTATGAGTTACAATTATTTTTTGCTTTTGAAAAAGATAAGCAGATGAAAGCAGTTGCCAAGAAGTTAAAAAAAGAATTTAAACTAGAAAAGAAACGTCAGCATAACTTGGGTAAGTAATTACTTCTTACGCTTAGCATCTAATTCAGCAAAGTTTTTCTTCTTAGTGCCACCATCATATTCCCAAGCATAACCTTCGACAATCATTTGATCATTCAATGATGTCTCTTGGTCGTTAATGAATAAATGACCAATGATTCTTCCATACTTTTCTGTACTATCTGGAAGCTCAGTTTTGATTAGAATGTTCTTGGCATTCTCTACTTTATGCTTCAACCATTCTTTTGATTCGAGACCATATTTCTTTTCGTTTGCGTCTGCTGTGCGACTCTCTGGAGTATCAACAGCAGCAAGACGTATTCGCTTACTGAGAGAGATATCAAAACCAAGGTCAATGTCAGCATCAATTGTGTCTCCGTCGATTACTTTTGTGATTTGTTTGATACGATAGATATAAGGATCTTTTAATGACATCAGAATGGTAGTTTAAACTTATCAGTATTTAGTTTAATCGTTAGAATATATTTCAGTAATTGAAACTGCAAAACAAACATTTGTGTTAATCCCATCGATCAGCCCAGTATTGATGGGTTCTGCATTTACAGTAATTTTTCCATCAACTAAAGACACAAAATAATTTGATATGAAGATATCATTGTCTATACCACCAGTAGTGATGTCACTAGTTTTGAATGCTTGTATTGATGGTCCATTTACAGATTTAATTATTAATAGTTCTGTTGCTTGAGTTTGCCATCCACCTGATGAGATTGAACCTTCGGCTTGTATGAGTAATTTTACCGTAGTCATCCATGTTTCACTTGCTGTGTAAATAGTAACTTGAGATTGTCCAGAACTTCTACAAATTGTGCCCACAGAACTTAAATAAGTTCCAGACCCAGACCCAACATCGCTCCCACCAGGAAGATTTAATGTTCCATTTTGTTTAAATCTCCATCTACCACTACCACCAGCACCCGAAGCTGAAATTTTTATATCACCTTCTTTAGATAACAACACATATTTACTATCATCACCAAAATACCAATCATAACTGCTATTATCTGCAGTATCAAAATGTATGTGGGATGCAGTATCACCACCACGTAATCTTACGTATTGAGTTCCGTTTGAAATTTCGTTCTCTGCATCTACAAAATCTGGACCAGGAGCAAAGAATAAACCAGAACCACCATAAGTAGTACCCGTCCCTACAAGATAATTTGCATTAAAAGTTATATCTCCAGTGTTGGCATTACCACCACTTCCACCACCAGCAAAGGATACTCCCCCAGGAGTAGAACCATTAGATAGCTTTAGTGATGGTGATACTGCATCGGGGTCGTAGAAAACTTCTCCTTCGTTTCCAATAAATTGCGATGGGTTTGTATTTCCAAGTTTTTCGACAAAAACTCTATATGTGGTGTTTGTAATAGACATTATGATTAAAATGGTAACTTGAATACATTACTATTTAGTTTAGGTATGGATAATTTTTCCAATGCTTTTGATACTTGTTTCTCTACCACAGCACCAACAAACTCTTCTGGGTTATCTAAAATCTTCTGTGCCTTCTGATAAGTTATGTAAGCACCATAGCAAAGTGCTCCACTAATTGTTAAACTTGTTGCTGATAGAATGAGTGCTAGGTTTTTCATTTTTTGTCTCCAGATATGCTAGTCTTAGTATATAATAAATGGACCATGCAGTTCCCAATAATCCAATACAGAGTAAAATATTAACACTCCAAACTACATTAGTCATCTTCCCTCTTGTTTATGTATCCAAACTTTTAAATTTTTTACATATTTTCTTAATGTTTCTGCTTGTGATAAATGCCACTCATCTCCTGTTTTAATGTGCAATCTGACGTGCTCATCAACAGCGTCAAGGCATTTTTTGATTACAGGATTCCACGGTTCTCTTATAGGAGTATTCCATTCTCTTGGCATAACACCTCACTTTTTTTTGCCACCATTTTTTGCTTTCTTGGCAGTAGCATTTCCTTGATTCTGTTTAGGTTTCTTGGCTACTTTACTACCTTTATTCTTTGACTTTGCCATTATTTTGTAACGTAGTTACTGTAGTATTTATCTGCGGATACCTTACAACTACATCAGAACATATTCTGGCGTAAGGAGAATTTGGGTGGAAGGTAACACCAGATTTAATTGCTTCTCCACATTTAATTAATCTAACTAATTCAAAATCTAAACGTGCTTTATCTGCTTCAGCATTCTGTCTTTTAATTTCTGTTCGTGCTCTTTCTTTGCACAATTCCATTAATGTACTATCGAGTGGCACATTAATCCCAGCAGAAATTCCCCAATTTTGGCTACTTGTTGTAAATGTTGCTGGATCTTCACTTGAGTTTCCACTTTTCAATACAAATGGAGATAATGAAAATGTAGCACCTTGGCAAGAAACTCCATTCCCATATGTGTTCATTGCGTATGGTCCTTGTAATACTTGAACTGCCTGGTTAGTCACGTTACCAGTAGCAGATGCTGAAGGACCAGCAATGTTTGTGTTAGATGGTGCTTGAGTTGCTTGAGCAAAAGCACTTCCAGCAAATACTACTGAGTAAAGACAGATATAGAGTTTGTTGTAGAATCTTGTGTAGTTGTTCGATCTATCCATGTTTCTTTAGCTACTC